TCAGCTGCGATTTGCTCAGATAACAATGCTGTTAACTCAGCTTCAGCGTCGATGTTGTGGAATGCACTTACGTCTTGAGCCAATTCAGGAGACCAGCTTGCTCTTAATTTTCTTTCAGTTACAGAAACTGTTACTGATTGAAGATCAAAAGAAACTTCACCGATTGTCTCTTCGAATTCTAAAGTTGCATATGTTTTGTATGTAATCTTTAAGTTAGCAAGAGACAAATCATTACTACTGAAATCTGAATCAGTGAAACCAGATGTTGCACTGTAAGACTGAAGGTCTACACTCAAATAGATTTTACCTTCTTCATCACAGATGTCAGAGAATTTATTAAGGTTTGTACCACCTTTTTGACCATATTCTACGATACCTTTACCGTATTTTTGTGTAACAACGTTGAAATTTTTAACACCGTTGTTTGCAGTTGTGTTACCAGTAACTTCAACAGCAAGAGAAGCTAAAAATTCTTCAGTGTCCATAACGTTACCGTTAGCACCGATCATTTTACCTTGACCATCTTTACTGAAACCAGTAAGAACAACAATTACACTTGATAATGACGCACCACTTAAGTTAGCGGTTGTCTCAGATGCTGCTCCGTTAGAGAAAGTAACCCATGCACCAGGTGCAGCTGTAGTTACAGTAGCATCACCTTTTGAATAGTCAAATAGACCTTGATCCGCAGCGTCACTATTTTCATAAAAACGATCATAAAGACTTCTTGGATCTGTATAACCTGCTTGAGCATCTGTGTCGGTTGTATTAGGATAACCGAAAGGTGCCTTTTTAGTGTCCTGAATCTTTGGTAAGAAATAGAACAATTTACCAATTGGTAAGTTCATAGCTTGTACAGACACGATGTCGTTAGCTAATAATTTAGAGAATACACGACGGATAATTGGGAATACCACGGTCTCAAAAGAACCTGAAGCGTCAGATACTGCTGCTTCGTTGATTAAATAAGACGCTTGGTTTTCATACAATTGCGCGATGTTATCTTTTTGGTGACCTTCAAGACCCTCAAGGAATCCGAGATCATCCCATTTTTTAATGGTATCTTCTTTGATAACACGTAAGTGCTTAAGACCGATGTTACCAACCATACCTGATTCTAATAATGCTCCCATTTTTTTGTTTTTTTATTTTTTTTTGGTTTATTATTTTATTTTACTCATCAAATCTTTCATTCTTCTGAATTGTGGATTTTCGTATGCTTTTGATTCCGCCAATACTTCTTTAGAAGTTGATGTTTGAGGAGTGTTAGAGATTTTTTCTACAACTGTTTCGGTTACCGGTTTTTTAGTTTCCAATTCAGCCTTTATTGTTTTAAATAAGCCCTTAGACTCATTCATAGTAGAAACTGAATCAAATCTCTTTAATATGTTCAATTTCTCCTGTTTAGTTGTGGAATGTTCCGTGAAAAGACGAGTTGCATAAGCAAGATTTGCATTGAAGACTGCAACTTCATTTAATTTCTCTTTGAATAAAACTAATGCCTTTTTATATTCGTCATTTTGTTTTTTCAATTTAGAAACTTCTTCATTGATTGCACCTCCAGGATTTTTATTCATACCTTTACTACCAGCCATGAACTTTGTACCACCGTTACCCTTTTTTTGAGCTGCGAAAGTACGAGATGACTCGTGAGCTTCGATTTCTTTTGAATCTTTTTCTTCTTCCTCTTTAGTTTCTTCTTCCTCTTCTTCATCTAATTCGATTTCATAAAGAGTTTCTTCGTTTTCTAAAGAAGATTCTTCGTCTTCCATAGATGATCCTTCGTCACCCATAGAAGATAATTCCTCATCTTCCATTGGTAATGATTCTTCATCCATTTCACTTTCTTCTCCGTCAAGTTTAATTATGTATTCGTCACCATCTAATTCAAGTTCGATGTCATCACCATCTTTCTTAACTACTACGCCATCTTCGGGTTTCATAGCTTTGAAAATTTTGAGAACCTCTTCATCGGACGCAGATGTCATGTCCATGACATCATCATCAGAATCAATAGACGGTTCGTTACCCATAGGTAATGCGTCATCCATTGTGTCATCATCAGAGTCATCGTCCATAGACAAATCGTCACCGGAATCCATAGAATCGATTCCTTTACTTGAATCTTCGTCATCTGCAGATAATTCGTCTGACTCATCGTCTCCTACTTCAGGTTCATCACCTTCTTCAGAATCTTCATCATCAGGCTGTTCTGCCACATCTTTTTCTTCTTCTTCAGGATTTGTTGTTTCTTCTTCAGATTCAACTTCTTCCTCTTCTTCTTCTTTAAGCAATTCGTTTAGTTCTTGTTTCATTGTAGAAGCAAGTATACCTTTTGCATTTGCTTTTACAGCTTCTTCAAGAGTTTGTACTTGAAGAAGTGCTTGTTCTAAAATTGATTTTTCACTCATTTGTGTAAATTTATTTTTATATAAATATTATGGATTTGATAAAAATTTTGATTTTAATATCATAAACTAAAGAAAATCACTTATTTTGATAAAAAAGAATCGAGATTACCCATTAGTTTTTTCATTCGATCATCAACTAACGGTTTTGAATTGATATCTTCTTGATATTGTTCTCTTTCAGATTGATCTTTAAAAATATATGCACCTGGTGTTGAGGGAGATGATACTAAGTCAAAACATACTAATTCAAAATCATCTTGAACTATATTTTGACCTTTGATTTGTTTAAGTGATCCTACACCACGAGATGAGATACCTAAGGTTGCGCCATTCATTAATAACATTGCAGCTTGATCACCCTTAGTGGATACTATTCCCATCTTTTTCCAACCTGGTGAAGTAAATAATTTAATTTTACCCATTAAGATTTTACCATCCCACCATGTTTCAAGAATTGAATGTGAAACTCTATCTAAATCTATTAAAGAAGATGACGGATGATTTAATTCATTTAACGCACTACCCTTTTTTATAATTGATTGATATTTTTCATTCTCTCTTTTGAGTAATGATTCGGGGTATATTCTTCCGTTTTTATTTGGTGTATCGAACTTTTGTAAAACGGCATAAAGAATGATGTCTTCAGAGAAGTCAACATTCTTCATTTCCGATATAATTTGTTGATTATCTTTAGGGGAAACATGACCAGCATCATATTCAATTAAAATCCCCTTTCCAACTTCGTTTGGACCTAATATCTTCATTTATACTTTTATTCATATAAATACATCGATATCTATATTATTTTTTTGATTTGTTAAAATTAAATAGTTTTTTATCTTCCAAACCCTGATCAATTATTTTTTCATGTATATCTTTTATTGTGAATTTAACGTCTTTTGATTTAACGTCAAATTGATTCTCAACGTATAAAGTAACTTCCAAGTTCATAAACGATCTTTTTTCTAACTTTATACCTTTAGTTCTAATATCTAAATCTACAATAGATTGTTTCTTAAATAACTTAGAACTATAATTGTAGATAATTTCTTTAACTTTTCTTCTTGATCTTGATATTGTCATTTCATAATCACTATCAATTTCAGGTTGAATCCAAGAATTAAGTTTTAAATAAATTGTTTTTAAATTCTTGTAATCAACAGTGCCGTAACCAATTTTAACATCTTTGTATACTCCCAAAGGAATATATTTACCAGTTTTCATTATTTTATCATATTATTATAATTTTATGGTGTAATAAAAAATAAAGAAAATAATTGATAAAACAAAAAAATATTTTTATTATATTTGTGATATAATTATTAAAATATGATCATCATCGAAGTAAACAAAGAAAAAAACATTGAGTCCGCACTCAGGACTTATAAAAACAAAGTTCAAAAGTCGAGACAAATACAAGAACTTAGAGATAGACAGACATACAAAAAACCCTCAATAAAAAAGAGAGAACAGGTTTTAAAAGCTATCTATGTACAAAAAGTAAAAAACGGTCTTAATTAAGACCGTTTTTCAATTCAGATAATCTGAAATAATTTAATTTAGAGGGTTTGATAGAATTAACATGTGTTTTCACATTAGTTAATTTGTTTGTTAATTCATCTTCTTTAGATTCTAAAAGCATCGATTCTACTTTATTTAAAATATCTTCTTTCAATTCTTTAGTTTTAGATTCCAAATCTTCATTTGTTAATGATAGTATATTTTTTAATTCTTCTTTTTGGTTTTCTGAAAGTGTATTGTTATATAAAATATTAAAATTATTTGCTAAAACAGCATGTAAAAGATTTTCATTAACGGTATGATTAGTTTTATCAGTGTCCTTTACTTCTTTTTTGGTTGTTAAGTGTTCAACTAATTTCTTTTTTGCTAACACCTTTTTATCGATATTTTTTAAATTATCATCTTCTAAAAGTTGATCTATTGAATTATATAATTCATTTTCTTCAATTTGTGTGTCGTGTACTGACATGTTTATTACTTCACAAAACTGTTTAATTTTTTTTGCTTTTTTCTTCAAAATGGTTTCAATCTCTTCAACATATAATTTTGCGGTTTCTTTATCGTCAAAATATTTGTTTTCAATTTCTTCGTAAAACAAATACATTTCTTTGAAATCTTTATTTTTTTTAACTACTTTAATTAAATTTTTTGTATTACCTAAACCCCCCTGATGATATGATTCAGTTATTTTTTTCAAGAATTTGGTTTTTATTTTTCCGAAATTGTTCATTTTTTAATCGTTTAAAATATCGTTTAATTTATTTTCTATTTCATAAATATTCTGTTGAGCCTTCTTTACATCAAATAAATCGTCAAAAGATAATTTTTCATCTCCTAACATACTTAATATTTTTGATTTGTTTGACTCTGAAAGAGGTTCACTTGGTTCTGAACCACCTGCTGCGGGTGCTGGTGATGGTGCCATACCACCCATGTCCCCACTTGGTGCGGCCTCTCCTGTTGCCCCCTGCGCCTCTAATTTTTCTCTTTCTTCTTCAGAAATTCCATATTTTTTATCAACCTCATCAAATACTCCTGAACGTTTAATAATGTTTTGAGTGTTTGTTAACTCAAATCCCATGGCACGTTCTAATCTTTGTTGTTGAAGATCTAAAATAACTTCCGATTCACTCATACCTAAAATATTCTTTTTAGCCCATGTATGAGAAACAGGTAATATACCAATTTGAGATTGATCTGAAGTCGCATCTTTATACAATGTTATCTTTTCTTTCCACTGCTCAATTCTTAATAGGTCGGATTGTGCCGATGGGTTTGTTAAACCGAGATTAAAATTATTTAATTCATCTTCCAATCCCATCAAATACAAATGTACAAGAGCAATTTTATTTAATTCTTGTATTAAAGATTTTTGTATTCTGTTTATGGTTCTTGCAAAACGTATATCCATTAATGCAAGAGTCTTACCTTCCCCAACAACTTCTTCAAAACCTAAAAACGCTTTAGGAATACGTAACGCGGCCAATAATTTCTTTTGGATATATTCAATATCGGCAATTTCACCTAAGTTTTGTGCACCTTGTAATGTTTCGATAGGGTTAGTTACACTATAATCTCTTACAGGTATAAAATAATCTTGATCTACCGCCATTTGATTATACCTCATATCAACTTGACCATTTCTTGGATCGGGTATAACGTCTCTTTTAAATTTATTTGCAACACGTTGTACATACGGTTCAATATCTTTATCGTCCATATTTCCTACGAATACTTTGAATACACGTCTTTCAGGTGCTCTTGATGTTCTATAGATTAACATTGCATCTTCCGCAAGTAAAAGTTGTTTCCAAATTCTTCTAATCTTGTCTAACATTGAGGTGCCATATGGTAATTTTCTATCATCACCTAATAATCTAAAGTGTGCAATTTCCCATGCTTGAAATTCAATGTCTTTATTTTTCCATGCAAATCTTAATTCTCTACTTGGTATTTTATAATCTTTTTCTTGACCTGGTACTTTCGATGCGGCACCTTCCATTCTTTCTATTTCAATATTTGGAAGTTGTTGACAACCGATAATACCTTTTTCTTGGTCAACTTTTAAATAAACAAAGTTGTCACCGTACTTACACAATCCACGTGTCCACATTTGTAAGTTAGTATTCACATCTAATTTATTATAAAATAAATCTTCTAAAATTGTTTTAACTCTATCTGAATCTGAATATATAGTCAAAATTTGACCCTTCTCAGACATCGTTGTCGATTCCTCTGCGTAGATATCTAAGGCTGCAGATATTTCAGGTGTGAACTCCATTGATTCATAATCATAATATGCCGATAATCTATTAGGTTCATAATACACCGATTGATTATACAACGATTGATCTAACTTAGTCCATTTATCTGCAATATATTGAGATTGTTGAGCTTGTAAGAGTTTTTGTTGATACTCTTCTTTACTATCAGTTTTTAATAATTCGTCTTTATTAAAATTAAATGAAGGAGTATTTTCTGGTTTTACTTGACCAGGAAAACCAAACATCCTTGTTAATTTTTGAAAAACGGTTACATTTTGATTCGCCATGTATATAAATAGTTTTCTTTAATAATATAAACTTAATCTTTATCTTTTCAAAGTGAAATTATCTTGGTTTTCCAAATAACCAATTATAATCTCTATACATATCTTTTGATAATTTTGTATTTTGATCAGGGTAATAAATTTCTTTATTATTCATTTGCATTGAACCCACATGATCTAATGATGTTCCGTATGAATAAAATGATTTTTGAGGTTCATATGTTCTTTCGGACATAGTCCAAGATTCCATCATTGCGATATTTTTGGCTGTATTTTTTTCTAACTGATTAAAGGAAATATCACCAGCATAAAGAGCCATAGATAAACTCATAATAGAATCATCATGGGCACCTTTCATGTGATCAGGTCTACCATTTATATAAACAAAAGTGTTTAATTCATTTAATAACCTATTTGATCTGATTGCAAATCCTTTTCTTACCTGTTCTTCAAAAGACGCAACAATTTGTGTTCTTTTATTATTGAAATTAATACCGGGAATTTTTTCCATCATTTTTTTGTTGTATTCCCACATATTTTGTGTGTTGATACCATCAATGAATAAATTACGATAATTCATTTCCTGTAATTTTCTTGATGTTGCAACTCCCATCCCTCCTGTGATATCAATTACAATAAATGCATTGTACAATACACCCCATTTGTATGCAACTGATGCAAGATCATCCGGAGGTATTTTACCGATATATTCTAAAACTTGTTCTCTATCATCAAAATCAATTATATTAATTGATGAGAAATCTTCACTATCTCCTCTACTTACATCGACACCCATTATATATCTGTGTTCTTGAATTGGCTCTTTCCATTGCCATAAAGTTCCTTGCATATATTTTTCTATTGGAACTCTTATCATATTCTTCGCAATATTGTCTTGAACCTCACTTGGAATCACACCATCACCCGAACCTAAAAAGTCACACTCCAATTCTTGTGCAATCTTTCTTCTATCGTATTTAAACTTTTTTGACATTGATTCGAACCATGATGAAAAAGGTTTATACCCCTGATCCATGTACTCGTTATATTTTTCAATATCGAAATCATACATAACAACTTCGTCATCATTATATTGTTCTCTATTTAACATATAATGAACAATATCACTACATTTGACCCATCTTAAATCTTTGGTATATCGAGGATCCTTAAACCAACGTAAATCAGTAATATGGAAATCGTTTAAACCTCTAATCGCTTGATCATATACACCATAGTAAATCGGATCAAAACCATTTGGTGTTGAGATTAATATAATTTTACCACCTGTAGACAATGACGCCATAGATGCCGCCCAAAAGTCTTCTCCGGCTTCAATATACGCAGCCTCATCAAATACAAGTATAGTCGGAGTATAACCACGAAGAGCATCCGCAGATGTTGCAACTGCTTTAACTTCACAACCATTGTTTAATCTAAATCTACTCTCAGAGTTTTTGTCAGGATGAAATCCCACATTAATCCATTCGGGCCATTGATCTAAAAACGCTCTAACTTTGTTAGCCATTTCAATTGCGGTATCTCTTTTGTTCGCAATAATCAACACTCTTTCAGGATTTTCAGGTTTAGCTGTTTGTAAAATTTTTGAAATCCATGCAGCTGTTACTGTTGAGACACCAGCCTGTCTATATTTTCTTGTAATATTTTCGTTATACTTTTCATAGTCCTGAATCAATTGAATTTGATCAGGAAACAATTCTAATGGTACGAATTTTTTTTGTGTATTATCGTAAGTTTGTAAATAAGTTCTAAGAGCATAAGGAGCATCTTTAATTATTTTTGCGTACTCTTTTATTTGTTCTATTCTTGTATTCATATATAATAAATAGAAAAAAGGTGGTAAAAACCACCTTTTTATTATTCTTCATCATCGGGTCTTCGTATTCCAAGACTTCCTAAGAAATCATCGAGATCATCATCTTCTGTCTCGTCCGATATATCATTTAATGTTTGATCAAATTGATCCATAGTTTCACTATAATCATAATCATTTATTTCTTGTTCAATTGCTCTATATAGTAAATTCATTAGTTGTCCACCTCTTTCTGATTCCGATAACACTTCTTTCATAAAAACTAAAAACTCTTTAGCGGGTTTTTGAATTATATGTGAAAAAAGTATTAATTGCATTCTGTATTTATCCTCATCAACTAAAATTTCTTCAGGAAAACGATTTCTAACTTTTTCCCAAATAGCGGGACCTAAACGTAAGTCCCACATTTCTTTTTCTAACGTATCCTCGGATTGTTCAACATCACTGAAATCCATTTCATTACCTTCTTCATCTTGTGGTCTTCCTTTTATTGATATAACTTCCATTATACCTTTTATCAATTCATGAACTAATATTGGAAAATTTACCGCTCTTGCAATAATTGTAGGAGGTTCAGTATTTCTATCGACAGATTCCTTTCCCCCAACACTTGCGGGACCTCCGCCACCTCCCATCATCATTTTCATTTGATCGTCACTTAATTGCCAATATAATGTATCATTTACTGACATTAATATACCATATAAATTCACCAAATCTTCCGTTCCTGTAATTTCTCTAATCTTTTCTGAAACCATATGATACATGTAGTGTCCTTTTTTTGATGCACCTTGTATCATAGAATTTATTAGTCTTCTTTTAGCCTTTTCCAAATCCAAAGTTTCTAAGTCATCAAATAAATCTTTTTCAATTTCAACCTCATCAATATTTTGATCATCACCCATTTCTCTATTAAAATCATCAGTACTAATTTCTCCCATCCCAACTATTTTCGCGTCGAAAATAAAATCTTCATCACTTAAACCCATTTCTTTTTTTACTAATTCGACTGCTAAATTTTGTAACTGTTGTCTATACCTACCTTCAATGTTAACAATTCTATTATGGGAATCCATCATCATCATAGTGAGAGGATTCATACTACCTTGTACTGTTGATTGGTTACCCAATCTGGTGTATTGTCTTACTTTATTTACAACTTCTTTATACCTTGTCGATGCTAATATTTCTTGGAAATTTTTATTAGGTTCTTCGCCTGTTTTTGGTAAAGGTATTTTTTTTAAAGGTGTATCACCTGTAGAAAGTTTTCTTTCTATATCACTGTGAGGTCTATCCCCCGTTTCATAATCCATCGCCATTTCATTAATGATAGACAAAAATTTTTTCTTAGTCAATTTCATTACTTATTTTCTTTTAATGCTTTTGGTTTAGGGTTTTGTCCAGGACCTGGTTGAAATGGTGTTTTTCTTGGATCTTTTTTTGGTGGTTGTTTTGTACCCGGATCTTTAGTTGGCGTTTTTGTTGGTGATGGTTTTTCTTTAGGTTCTGCTGCCGACACAATAGAATCATATGTCATAAATTCAGGAATACCATTGTGACCTTTTTTTACGTTAGACCCAACTTCAACATCTGAAGTTTTAGATTGTATTAATTCCATAATTTCACCTTTTGATGTAAAACTATGGAAATTGTTTTCCGCTAAAGTTTTAACCCAATTTTTTATTTCAAAATTTTCTTTTTTAATTTCTTTCTTACTAACGTCTTTACCTTTTTTATCACTTTTAATTACTTCTTTTTTCTTTTCTTTTGATAATCCAATTGAAGATTTTTCTTCTTTAGTATCTTCTTTTTTTAATTTACTTTTCTTTTTTGAAGAATCTTTAGAAATTTTGTTTTTTTCTTCTTTAGTTACTTCAACATGACCTTTTGCTTTCATATCTGCAACTGCCTTTGGGTTATTTATAAGATTATTTACTTCAGCGGCGTCATCTGCATTATTCATACTCAAAACTCTAACTTGTTTTGTGGTTGCTTCACCAATAATCCTTTCATATAAATGAACTAATTGTTTATCATTAAATTTAACTAAAGTCTTGTCTGAAAATCCTTCTTTCAAAAGACTATTAACTATTTGTTCTCTTTTCATATATTTTTAAATTTTATTTCTTCCTTTAGTAAATGATAATTTCTTAATTTCAGTTTTTTTGTAACTGATTCAACAGTTTCACCAAACCTGAAAAAGATTCTGTCGTTATCAGAATCAAAATCAAATTTCTCCCATGCGAGAGATATGACACCATCAGCGGCGTCTATAACACCAAAATAATCCGAATTTTGTATTAATTCAAGTTGTAAATCACTATCTTTCAGTAGTCCAACCATATCGATAAATTCGATACTTGGGGATTTAGATGATAATGTTGCTGATGCGGGAATTGTGTACCACTCTTCTATGTCAAGCTCAGTCGATTCACTAAAAATAAATTCGTACTGTTTTTGACCTTTGTAATCTGAACCGATTTCATTGACATAGATAAGATTCATTTTAATTGAAATATTTGCTCAATCTTTCGCTAATTGCTTGATTTATATCATTTTTAATTTCATCTAAATCCAATTCTCTAATTTCATCCTCTTCTTCTTTTACTTTAGATAAATCGGCATATGTAGAAAGATTTATTTCATCAGTTTCAACAGGTGTGTCTATAAACTCTTCTAACGCTTTCATAGAATCATATTCACCTAATTCTTCTTCACTTGATGGTTCTTCAGCTGGTATTTCTTCACTTGGTGGTTCTTCATCTGAAGTTTCTTCACCACCTTCCATACCTTCTTCTTCACGTTCGAATTTTTTTGCGATTTCCTCTAAATCTTCAAAATCTAATTTATCCAAATCAACTGCAGATATGATCATGTTAAGTACATATTTAATATCATCACTTTCCATTCTATCTTGTTGATCTCTAAGTTCTTGACCAAGTTTACCCGCAAATTTTTGAACTTCAGCCATGTATGATGATCTTTTACCACCTTCTTCGCCTGCACCCATATCTTTTGGTTCACCACTCTCATCGCCAGATGGAGGGGGAACGTCACTACCCATATCACCAGATGGAGGAGGAACGTCACCACTTTCATCTCCTAATGGTGCAGGAGGTGGAGGAGGTGGAGGTGCATCTAAAGATGGTTCAGACATTGGAGACTCTTCTTGAGGTTTGTTTTGTTTTAAAACATATTTTGTCGCCTCTTGTAATTCTTCCTGACCTTTTAATAGTTCTAATCTTTTTAGTGCTTCAGAATATGAAGAAAATCTATTTTTGTTCTTCATAAAGATTCCGCCTATATAATCAAGCGATGATTCATTCAATCCTCTTTTAACGTAATATCCATCTTTTTCTTTAACAATACCAAAAATACCACCGGTAGTTGATTCTTTAACTAACTCAGCTTTCTTTGTATTTTGATTATTCTTATTTTCTTTGTAGTAAGTTAATTCGAGGATTCTTTTCAATTTATCATCACTGTTTAACTTTTCACTACCTAAAGGTTTTAAATCTGCCATTTTTGTAATATTAAGATTTTGTTATTCTTATCCTATAAATACATAGATATGTTAAAAAAAATATGGGTATTTATTGTGTTAAGGACAATTTTTTATTTATTATGTCGGATTTTAAATCCAATATTTTACCAATATATCCGTTTCTTCTAAGTAATTTAAATGTTAAATTTTCATATGAATATTCACCACCTTTTTCTAAACCACTTTGTCTAAATGATTTAATTTTTTTATAAAGATTTTTTGTTTCTTTTGAAACGTCTTTATTTGAATTGAATTTTGAGACTAAGTCGTCTATTTGTTTCTCGTATTCGTCACCTTTTTGTAGAATTTTACTATCGTCAATCTTAGGGTCCATTTTTTCGGGAACAACAACCCATTTATTATTTAAAACAGAGTACACACCCGAAGATATGTGTTCTTGATGTATGTCCTGAACATACATCTCAACTTCAAACCCTTTTATTTTTATGTCTTGTTTTGATTTCCAAACTTTTTCTTTTGAATCAAAAAAATCGTCGATTATTTTGTGAAAAACTACCGAATCTTTTGTTTCAGATTCATCAAATTCATCTTTATCAATTAATATATGGATATCAACGTCAGAAAATTCTGACCAATTGTAATTAGCTAAAGACCCTGTAAATAATACATCGTGAACAAAGAAATCAATGTCAATAAAATCAAGATATTGTTCTACAATTTTCAGTATACCTTTTCTAATATCTTCTTTAAGTTTATAATCCTCTCCGATTCTATCGAATATTTTATTACAGAGGGTATCTTTTCCCTTAAAAGATTTTAAAATCTTTTTGTTAAACTCTTTGTCTTCTATTAATTCTTCAAATAAACTCATTGTATTTTTGTGTAACTATATTTTTTAATGTTCTCGTTAAAGAACTTTCCCTGAGACTCCGCCATTCTAAATTTAGTAAACATAGTCCAAGGAACTTTATTATACTCATAAATACTTCCATTATTGAATGTCACCTGTAATGTTTCTGATTCCGTATCATATGACGCAGATTTGAGGTTGCTTGACTTAATTTCGATAAAAATTACTTTTCCTTCAATTTTTTCAGTTAATATTCCCATGATCTTTTTTTTAAAAATATAATAAAAAAACACGATAAAAAAAATCCCCCAACTTATGGGGGATTTTTCTAATTTAAGGAAACTAACCTTTCTAATGACTTCTTTTTATCAATGGGTAATGTTAGAATTAACACACCATTTTCAACTTTTCCTTCTATGTCCTTTTCTTTAACATCTTCGGGAATGTAGTAAGACTTGATAAAATTATTAACAAAATAATGGTCATCAGTCTTTTCATTTTTTTCAAATGAAATTTTTAAAATACCATCTTTTGTTGTAATTTTAAGGTCTTCTTTGGTTAAACCTGGTACACTTATAAAAAGTTTATAGTCATTGTCTGACTTTTTTAAATTTGTTTGAGGTGCAGACAAAAACCTCGAGGTTTCAAAAACCTTGTCAAAGGTTTCAAAAAACGGGTCTTTAAATAATGTAATCATAGTTATTAATTTTTTTATAAAAAATACAAACTATGTACCAAAAAGATTAGATTGACATTATGACATTAAATTTTAAAATAATATGACATAATGTCTATCATTTGTTTTTAAGAATGATTTTTATTATATTTGTTTAATAACTATAAAATTATAAACATGGCGGTAGATTTTTTTGAAGAAGGACAAACAACCAACCCTAAAAAAATTAGAAAAGGGTCAAATACACCTATTCTTGATAATTTTTCAAGAGATTTAACTCGACTTGCAGAGGAAGGTAAAATCGATCCTGTTGTCGGGAGAGATAAAGAAGTAAAAAGAATTGCTCAAATTCTTTCACGCAAGAAAAAAAATAATGCAGTGATAGTTGGAGATGCGGGTGTTGGTAAATCTGCACTTGTAGAAAAACTTGCATTGATGATTAATAAAGGAGATTGTCCGAGTAATTTAATTGATAAAAGGATCGTATCATTAGATTTAACCTCTTTAGTTGCCGGTACAAAATATAGAGGTCAATTTGAAGAAAGAATAAAAGCAATTTTAAATGAATTACAAGAAGTTACAAACGTTGTAGTTTTCATCGATGAACTACATACTATGGTAGGTGCAGGAAACGCAAGTGGATCAATGGATGCGGCCAATATTTTGAAACCCGCACTTGCAAGGGGCGAATTACAATGTATTGGTGCGACAACGTTTGATGAATATAAAAAACATTTAGAAAAGGATTCGGCACTTGTTAGAAGATTTCAGAAAATTATTTTAAAAGAACCCAATCAATTAGAAACAATCAACATTTTAAATAATTTAATCGGTTCGTATCAAGATTTTCATAAAGTAAAATACGAAGACGGTGTCATTGAAACTATTGTTAAGTTATGTGCTCGATATATTACTGATCGACAATTTCCTGATAAGGCAATCGATGTCTTAGATGAACTCGGTTCAGAAAAAAGAGTCTCGTCTAAAGTACCTGATATTATTGAAAAATTAAAAAAAGATTCGGAGGAATTAAAAGAAAAAAAATTTCAAGTTGTTAAATCTCAAAATTACGAACAAGCGGCAAAATTACGAGATGAAGAAAGAAAAATATTACTAAGACTTGATGAAGAAAAACAAAAATGGTTAGATAAATTAAAAGATAATAAAACACCAATAACCATTGATGATGTTTATGAAATTATTTCAAACATAACAGGTGTACCCATTTCTAAATTAGATAAAAAAGAGACTGATAAGTTACTTAAAATGGAAGATATTCTCTCATCTAAAGTAATTGGTCAAACGGAAGCAATTTTAACAATATCTAAAGCGGTTAGAAGGAATCGTGTTGGTATTAAGGACGCAAATAAACCAATTGGATCATTCATTTTCTTAGGATCCACGGGTGTTGGTAAAACATTCTTAGCCAAATCAATTGCGGAATTACTTTTTGGTGATCCTGAAAAAATTATTCGTGTTGACATGAGTGAATTCATGGAAAAACATAATGTGTCTAAATTAATTGGTTCTCCTCCAGGATATGTTGGTTATGATGAGGGTGGTCAATTAACAGAAAAAATTAAGAATAATCCATTCTCTGTTGTATTGTTTGATGAAATTGAAAAGGCACATAAAGACGTTTTTAATATCCTACTTCAAATTTTAGATGAAGGACATTTAACTGATTCATTCGGAAGAAAGGTAAACTTTACTAACACAATTATTATCATGACATCAAATGTTGGTGCAAAAAAAGTTTCGGATTTTGGTGGAGGTGTTGGATTCGCAACATCGTCGTCTGAACAACAAAAATATGAGGTAAAAAAATCAATTATACAAAAGGCTTTAAAACAACAATTCAATCCTGAATTTTTAAATCGAATTGATGATATTATTTTATTCAATTCATTAAATGAAGAATCACTTAAAAAAATTATTGAGATCGAGATTGAAAAATTATCAAAAAGACTAAAAGAAAAAAACTATACTGTAAATTTTGATAAATCTGTGATCAATAAAATATACGAACTAAACTCACAAGAAGAGTATGGTGCAAGACCCTTGAAAAGATTGATTCAAAATTTATGTGAAGATTTTTTAAGTGAGGAAATTTTAAGGGGAAACATAGTAGAAAATGATCCAATAACCTTGAAATATAAAACGGATAAATTAGTAATTCACAAAAAAAGTTTATAAATATTTGTTTTTTTTAAAAATTATATATATTTATATTCTTGTAGGTTCTCTTTGTCGATAACCTCTTCGTTTTTTTCTAAAAGTAAGTGGAGTTGAATCCACCGAAAGACCTTGAAACCCCGACAACTTGTTGGGGTTTTTTATTTTCAATAATTTTATGTATATTAGTCCTATGAGAAAATATGCTTTTATTATGACAATCATTGCAACAATTGCAATGGTGTCCTGTGGTAGCGGGTCAACCACAACAGAAACAACTGACTCTACTGCGGTTCAAGTTGATTCATTGGCGGTTAGTGCAAATGATTCAACTGTTTCACAAATCCCAACTGAAAAAGTTGAGAAATCTGAGACTGAATCGGCGAAGTAAAACTAATGAACCGGATTTTTCCGGTTCATTTTTCTATTTATATTAAATTAGTGAATATGGAATACATCGGAGAATTAATTTTATTAAGAGGACTACCGGGTAGCGGCAAAAGTACTCTTGGTGAAATTATATTATATACACGTGGATCGGATAACACAAATGCGGTATTGTCTGCTGATGATTATTTTATTGACGTTAATGGTAATTATAATTTTGATTACACAAAATTAAAAGAGGCTCACAATGATTGTGTATTAAGATGTGTTGAAAGAATGAAAAATCAAATCGTTAAAATTGTTGTGGCTAACACATTTACACAAGAATGGGAAATGGAAAAGTATTTTGAAATTGCAGAAAGATACAAATATAGAGTTCATAGTTTAATTGTTGAAAATAGACATGGTAGTGAAAATATACATAGTGTACCAAAAGATAAACTTCAACAAATGAAGGAGAGATTTCAAATCAAACTCTAATGAGTAAGTTTTTCGTTTCCTACGCATATCCGAAAAAAGAAAAAAAGAAAAGATTATTTAGTGTTATCAATATTAGAAAAATATTATCAAAATGGTTTGGTTTTAAAACAAACTCATCCGACTCTTGATCTATCTATATGGAACTATTCCCCAAAAGTTCAGTACGAAAAATTATGGGATGATGTCACTAAAATTTGTAGAGGTTTAGTTACAAACTCCGAAGGAAAAATAATCGCAAGACCATTTAAAAAATTTTTTAATTACGAAGAACATTCTGTGAATGAAATTCCAAATGAATCATTTGAAGTTTTCGAAAAAATGGACGGTTCATTAGGAGTTGTTTTTTATTATCACGGAGAATGGCACATGGCAACAAGAGGATCATTTATCTCCAATCAATCTCTTGTTGGTCTCAAAATGTTAAAAGAACTTTCGATTTTAAAAAATTATCCATCAACGGGTTTAAATCGTAATTGGACTTATCTATTTGAAATAATATATAAAGAAAACAGAATCGTTTGTGATTACGATTTTGAAGGTTTGGTTTTACTTGGTGCATATGAAACAGAATCAGGTAATGAAATTGATTTTGATATATTAAAACATAAAGTAGGTCTTTTTAATGATGTTAGAATAGTTAGAAAATATAATGGTATTAATGATTTCAAAAAATTAAAAGAAACGATTGCCGATGATCGAGAAGGTTATGTTATTCGTTTTAAAAACGGATTTAGAATAAAAATAAAAGGTGAAGAATATATTCGTTTACATAGAATATTAACAAATATATCCAGTAGAGATATTTGGGAACACCTTAAAGATGGAAAATCCTTAGATGAAATTCTTGATAAGGTTCCCGATGAATTTTATAATTGGGTTAAAGAAACTAAAAATAACTTAAATGATGAATTCACAAAAATTGAAAATGAATATAAATGGATTTACAAGATTATTACAAGATCATCAAATTCAACAGAAAGAAAAGTTTTTGCAGAATATGCATTGAAATATAAACATTCATCTATATTATTTTCAATGTATAATAAAAAAGATTATAAAAAAATAATTTGGAAACTATTATATCCAAGTTACACAAAACCATTTAAAAATGATAAAGAAAATTAACGTTTACTTAGATGATGTAAGAACACCAACTGAAGGTGATTGGGAAGTTGTTAGAAATTATGATGAATTTGTTTCAATAATAAATTTACGTGGGTTAGAAAATATCGAAACGATATCCTTAGATCATGACTTGGGTGAAGGGGCAATGATTGAATATTATACAAATGTAAAAAATAATTTTACCTTAGATTATAATAATATACAAGAAAAAACTGGATACGATTGTTGTAAATTTTTGATTGATTTAAGTATGAATAAAAATATCCTACTGCCTCAAGTCTATGTTCATTCCGCAAACCCGATCGGTAGTGCAAATATGATGGGTTATATTAATAATTATTTAATGAATTGTCGACTTCCCCAAACATGTGTTAGAGTACAAATTCCACATACAATTGATGAAAGTCACCAAATTCCACCTGAGGCCAGAAAGGCAAAATGGGATAGAAGTAAAAAATAATTTTTTTATTTTATAAATTTTTATATTTTTGTTTTACACTTATTAAACTAAAAAACATGCCATCTAAACAAAACGAATTTTACAAAAGATTAGTCTTTAAAGGAAAATACAACGAGTTCAAAGACTTTTATGATGAGAACAAAGAAATGATTTATAAATCCATAATTGAAGTTTTTCAAGGGTTTAAAAATACAAGAAAAAAAAGTTTATCGTTGTATATATCGGCTAAAATTAAAGGATTGGAATGGGATACTGAATTCAACTTTAAAAAAGATGAATGTATTATTTTAAAAAGAGATCTAATGCCATATTTTGAACAAACGGAAGATTATGAAACTTGTTCTGAAATAATTTCTTTACATAAAGACTTGACAAATTAAAATATTTTGTCTATAATTTAATTGTATCGAGAGGTACATTTATTGTTTTTTGTCAACCCCCCGATGTTTTTACATCGGGGTTTTTTTATAGTATCATTCTACTTCCAATTAAAACATTATGTAAGATTGGTGAATTCGGCATAGTGTTTACACTTAATTTATAATTTAAACTTAAACCAAATCTTTTACTTAGTTTATAATCTATGGATGATCCCAATAAAAAACCAAGATTTCTATTAACCGAAGACTTTTTTGTTTGAGTATTGTAACTAATTGGTGATGTCATAATAAAAACCTGAGGTGACAATGTAATTTTTTTACTGTAAGAATATGGTTTTGTCCAAAATCCAACCGCAGATGTTACAACATTATAATCGAATCCTGTGTTTGTTGTATTTCTCAAAACTAAATTTATTGCACCTAAATTATAACCATATGTTCCATACTTAGGATTTGGTCTTACGTAAGTATAAGATAATAAGTTCATAAAATTACCATCCAAATAGGCAAATGTAGTTCCATATGAATGTATAGCCTTTAGTGTTCCTTCTTCAAATTCCATTTTTGTGTATCCTCCACTTAGTGCGAATTGTTTTAAATTACTCCATATCATGGCATTTGCTGAAAATGTTTCATCTCCAGCCATACTCGCTCTACTCCAACCCAATCCAACAATCATGTTTAATCTTTTGTCAGGATTTTGTGCTGCGGTCAAATCGGAGGCAAACATCATTGGATTTAAATTTCCATTTTTCTTTTTCTCCTCCTTTTTTTCTTCTTTTTTTTCTTCTTTTTTTTCTTCTTTTTTTTCTTCTTTAGATTCTTCTTTTTTAGATTCCTCTTTTGATTCAGATTTAGTTTCTGATTTTGACTCAGATTTAGTTTCTGTTTTGGTTTCGGTTTTACTTTCCGAAGAAGATGATGACGAATTGCTACTTTGTGAGGAAGATGATGTGTTGTTACTTGTTGATGGTGGTGTTGAAGAAGATGTAGATACGGATGATGATGCCGCTGATGATGCAGAACTACTTGCAGCAGAGCTTGCCGATGAACTCGCTGCGGTACTTGCTGCTGTTGATGCAGCTTGAGACGCCGCTTGAGATACTGTATTTTGAACGGTTTGTTGTACTACTTGACTTGTTGGGCAGGCCATTGAGGAATATTGTGCAAAAACTGTATTCAACCATGTTTGAACTGTACCATTCGCAACCTCAATCGGAGTAAAAGTTCTGACTTGATTATAAAAAGAAACTACCGCATTACCATTTACATACGTCGTTGTCACCGTTTTAACTTCTCCTGTACACTTATCTACATATGTTTGTGTATAAGTTTGTCCATTTACTTTATAAACGAACAATAATATTAATATACTTATTAAACATTTTTTCATTTATTAAAAATTCAAACCAAATCCAAATTGAGTATAATTTCTAATAGGATCAGTATCTATTTTAAGTGTCAAATTTTTTACATCTCTCATAATACCAACCTTTGCGGTAACAAAGTTTGAATTATATTTTGGAAAAGTGATTTCACCAATCGCATCTTTCCCTCTCCATCTAACAATTTCATTTCCAAATCCAATCATTGCATGAAATCCAGTTCTTTTGAATCTTTTACCACCACCAAGGTAGATTGTTTTTTCTTTAATTAAATCATTAATTAATGGAAAGTCAACTTGTGTAATTCTACCATATGGAAAAAAAGTTGATCGGTCTGGTTGATATGTCGAAACAAAATCTACCATAAAATAGTTTTTTCCGCCAACGGCAAATGATGCACCAATTTGGTTATTAGTTGTTTTATGTAAACCAAAATTTATTATTGGTTTTTTACCTCTAATAGTATCTCTCTTACCATTTTCGTAAACATAAATTCTTTGTGGTTGACGATACCCCCAATCATTCCAATACCAAGACGGTTGCCAAAAGTTCCAACCAAATCCAGGTGCTCCCCACATATCCCATCTATTCCACCCCCATCCAAATCCACCAACCCACGGGTCTCTTACAATGATATTAGAACCTGGTCTTGTTCTTACAGGTCTATCATACCCTCTTGATGGTGGTTGACTTCTCCAATCACTAACATCATTTCTTTGTGGAATTGATTGTTGTACGGATGGAGTACTTCTTTGTGGTGATGATTGTTGTTGAGGTGGGTTACTTCTCCAAGATGAAACTTGTGAAAATGTTATCACAGGAATTAACAATAATAATATTAATGACTTCTTCATAATTAAAGTGTTTTATAACATATAAATATTAAAAAGGGGGTTATAAACCCCCCCTTATTATATTTTAATTAATATGTTGTTTTTGTTATTTTGGGAAAACACCCTTTTTTACTAATTTATCTAATATGTTTGCACATGCAACATCTAATGCTTTTTTTGTTGCAATTGATATTGTTGATTGATTGAACTTAATTGGATCAACAGATGCGTCTGAAACCAAAGTTAATTCTCTTGTAGTTTTCGATTCACCTAACCCTGAAGCGGCAATTATAGCACCCGTTTCGGCATTCGTAAATCTAACTTGAAGACCCAAACGAGTCACCATATTATCTTTAATACCATTTTTTAAATTGATGGTTTCATCTTCGGATACTGAGTAATCATAAACTTCAATCTCAACAAAATAATTTGCCAATTTAATTTTTCCTCTACCTTCTATTTTATTTTCAGATATACCGGCATTTGATGCTTTGAACTGTTGAACCATTCTGTTTTTTATTTCCGTTTTATCTTCGGTAAATTCAAAACGATTAAGGTTATCCAAATATTCTAATACAATATTTGCAACACCCAAACCAACTCTTTTCTCTTTTAATTCAGGGTACATATCATATACCTCTTCACCAATACCACATTTCAATATTTGAATATTCTTTTTGGGACCTTCGTAGTCTAAAAATGCTGAAATATCTTTTTTCTTTTCAAATTCTGCTTTATATTCTTCTGTTTTTGTAACACCTATCGTTTGTGCATTAAGTGAGTTGCTTAAAACAAAAATTAATAACAAACTTAAAACTAAAACTAATTTTTTCATATTCTTTATTTTATAAATATAATAAAAGAGGGAGTCAAACTCCCTCTTTTAATTAACCTTCGACTTCTTCATCTTTTTTATTGTGTTTGTTGTTTATATACTTGTCCACCGAGGCAATACCGAAGGCACCAAGTGTAATAACCAAGAAACCATCAAAGATAAATTCGTTAATAAGTAATTCTTTACCTAACCAACCTGTTACGAGGTCAACTACTAAAGCTAATACCATACAAACGAATGATGCAAAACCGACTACCGATTTTTCGTTGATTGTGTTGTTGTCGTTAAATAATTCTTTAAAAAATCCCATAATTTGTGTTTTGTGTTTTGTGTTTTGTTTATGATTTAACCCTCTATATGGTCATCAGGGTCAGGATCCTTAATTTTTCCACACTTCAGACATTCTAAATCACCGTCACCATCTGAGTCACCCCAAATATGTTCACATTGTCTATGCGCGAAATACATATCAATTTTACCATCACCATCAAAGTCAATACCATCCATTTGTCCATCACCATCTTCATCCACTTCAACGCCTGTTCTACCTGTCTTTGGAGTTGTTACGGCATCGGTAATTTGTGTTTCAACTACAGTTTCTTTTGGTTTATTAACTTCAATCATATTAATTTCATGTGCATGATTTGCAGCTTGAACAAATGCATCGGGTATTAATGGTGTAACAGGTTTATCACTTTCTTTCATATCATTTGTGTTTGAAAGAGAAACCCCATCCTCTTCGTCCATTTTTTGAACTAACATCTTATCCTTATCAGTATCACTAAACCAATAGTCAATGATTTTACCATAGGAACCGATGAAAGCACCTAATAAAAGAAGTAATAATTCTTTCCACTCACCACCAATCTCATTCTTACCTATAATAGCTGCGAAAATACCCCCCATTATTAACATAAACCCCCCAAGAACGATAGCTGTGATAAACCATCTTCTTTTCATCATAGAGTTTAATAATTCTTTAAAACCTGTTGGTTGTTGATTGTTTTCCATCATTATATAAAAATTTTACCACTCAGCTGGTTTTTCTTTAAACTCATCACCGTCTTTTTTCTTAACAGGTGCGGGTTTTTCTTTTATTGTTTCTTTTTCTTTGATTACAACCGTTTTACCGCCGGCACCTCCAGCCGCTTGTTGCTGTTGATTTGAGTTTGTAATATTAATTACTGGTGCCGCTTGCTGTACTGGAGTAGCTTCTTTGTCTCCACCTCCAAATAATGTGGTGACCCATACACCACCTGCGGTTACTACGGTACCGGCTACTCCGACAATGGTCTTCTTTAATCCTGACCATGTACCATCATTTGTGCTTTCTACTTCTTCTGACATAATTTGTGTTTTTGTGTTTATAGTTTATTAAAATCGGTTATTCCTAATTCTTTATCGTTTTGATCATATAATCCTATTCTATATGCGGAGGACGGTAAAGCATTGGTATATACTTTAAGTATATTGTCTCCAACCTTTACGTTCACAGTTTCTTTAGAAATCACTTTGTTACCAATATTAAAAATCTTTATAGTTACTGTTTGGGCGACGTCACTTTTTACGTTCATTGCCACTTCTGATGTAACAAAAGGAGTCTCTAATTTTATACCAACCTTGGAGGTTATTTCTAAAGCGTTTGGTGTTGGTGGTAGAGGAGGTTCAACGAATGGAGTTTTTCTACATCCGAGAATAAATACGGCCGCGATTAATGTAATAATTAATTTTTTCATTGTTTTTTGTTTAGTTTAATATTAATAACGTTCTACCTATTTGGACATTATTAACATCCTCTAAGGATAAATATAAATATCTAATAGGCAACGATTTTGTATATATATTCAAAGTATTTTGTCCGATTTTTCCGGCAATTCTTTCTCTTGTAATTACCTGTTGTCCGACAGAATCAAAAAGAGTCATCGTGTGTATTCCTTCTGTCTTTAAATCAAAATTTAATTCATCTCCATTAGATACCTTGAGTTCTTTTACAGAAAACACGTCCACTTTTCCAATAGAAGAAATTGGCTCGGGTAAATTTGTTTTTCTACATCCTGATATAAAAATCAAAAAACATAATAATACAATTCTCATTCTATTCTAATTTTAATGCTACCGCCCATTTTGGTAACCGCCTCATTTGTTGCGATTGACACCAACCCGAGCGAATTTGTTATTTTTTTATTCAACTTAAAAGATAATTTGTATTCTGTGGTATTATCTAAAATCCCCCCACTCATATTCAACGACCCTAAATTTATATTATCACCTCTATCATTACCAAAGTTTATCGGTGATCCGGCTGTTTTAAATTGTGTTCCACTATATTTTAAAATTGAGTTATCGTAATTGATTCTAAATTGTGTTCCAACAATATCATTTGTATTTGGATTAAACTTTACTATGACAACCAAACTATCACCGATAATTTCAGATATTACATAAGCACTTGGTTCGGAAGAATTTTTTGATATACTGTTTGACATAGAAGTAATTGAATTTATCTGATTGGCAACACCATTCGTAACAGTTTGAGATGGTGAATGAGACATATTCACATCTCCTTTCCAAAAGGCGTTCAATGTGAAGGCGTTTAACAACTGAGTTGAGCTCAGTGTCAAGTTACTATAACTGTCTGAAGTTGCATTTGGATATGACATCCAATTACTTTTTGTTACCGCATCGTAATCAGATTTTGGTAACAATTTAATAAAAGATTGTAAATTATTTGTTGTTAATAATGATTCTTGACCTAATAAATGTCTTAATAATTTAAAACAATCTGCTTCATTAAATTGGCCATTTTCATCTACATCTGCGTTCATAAATTGTATACCTGAAGTGAAATAGTTACTTGTATTTCCGAATATTCCACCGTCTGCAAATTCTTTAAAAGCAAGATATACATCCGATACCGTCACTATTCTATCTAACATTGAAGTTATAGTATCTGCTATTGGATTTTGGAATTGTACCATTTGCGGTTTATACACCATTTGATTTGAAAAACTTATTGTTGATGTGAAAGCATAATCAGTATTCCAACCATTTACATTTCGGATATTCGAATTGTATATTGATGTTCCATCAGTTACTTTTGTAAGTGGTGATGGAACTCTATATTGTGCCCACGCAGCATCGCTACTTAAATATGTCACAGGCCCATCATATGTATCTAATATTTTTGCACGCGATATTGTTGATGGAACTGTATTGCCAAATGTTCTCATATCAATTAAAAGCCGACTATCACCATTTAACCAACTTGCATTTGGATTGGTATACGAATATTCGACTTGACCAGAATTTATGTTTGCGGATATTCCACCAACAACTTTAATTGTATCTGAAAAAGAACTCATATCCACTCTACCAATATTATTTAATGATGTATAATTTTGTGAGAATGGTGTCCAAACATTATTAGATTGTGAATGTGTTCTTAATGCGAATCTACTTGCCGTAAGATTGTTAAAATTAAAAGTATATTGAACTCTAAACACATCTCCATTTGAATGTATTACACTATTAGAATAAAATTCAGTAAATGTTTGGTCATCAGGATTTGTCCATGTTCCATACTCAATTACATAAGGATTATTCCAATTGTTTGATAAATCGTTCCAACAAGCTGCACCATTCCATTTTGCTACTGCATAGTTTTCACTACCATTACTACCATTTGGTTCACCACCACACCAGTTGTTATATACACCTACTATGTTTCCGTTTAGTTGTCCATTTGCGGTTTTCATTACTGTCCCCTTTTCAGGCCCAGCATCAATTACCCATCTTCCATCCACAACTTCATCCGTTGCTGCAAACCATACATTCGTTGCAGGAACATTTACTCTAATAAATTCTTCTTCAGATGTGGAGGTTATTGTTACCAAATATCCCGACTGTCCTTTGAATGTACTTAATAAAGACCTTGCTCTTGCGTTTGTATATGTAGTTCTATCAGCGGTTGCGGTTAGTGGTTTATAAAAGTGTCCATTAACTCCGTTGTAAAAAAATCCAATTGGATTGATAGTTGCCGCAACTGATAATTGAACATTACCAACTACTGAACCTGTGTTTACTTTCAAAGATGCTAATGCTGTATTAACATTGGCGATTGTTCCCGTTACAACTAAACGAGTTTTATTACCATTTAAAGTAAATCCACTTGCTGCTGTTAAACCTGTTGTTGTGTTAAGATAAAATGTAGTACCAGATGGTGGATTGATTAAACTAATTGAAGCAAGTAATGTTTCAGTTGCGTTAAATCCACTTAATACAAATCCACTGGCATCCTGTCCAATGGTGTTTATGGCAAACGATTTGGGTTCAGGTGCCGTTACCGACTGCCCAAACCCAAAAGTTGTGATTATAGATAATAGAATTACAAATAATAATCTCATTATTCAACTACGAGTTCTATTTTGTTACCTAAAGCATCAACAGCATCGGCTAAAACGAAATAGAATAATCCCGCAGTATTCGCTAATGATACTTTTGGTGTAAAGATTAGTTTATATGGTGTTCCTGTTTTAATTCTGGCAGTCTTCAATTGGTCAATAGAACCAAATGTTAATCTACCATTATCATGTGTTGAGAAATTTGTTATTGTTGATCCCGCATCAAATATTACATTTTCTAAAGTAAGTTTAGTTGAGTCATAATTCATAATAACTTCTAAACCTGCTAAACCTTCTTTAGTTAATCCACCTGTTAATATAACTTTACCATTTTCTAATTTAGATACAACTGTTAATTTAGCTGTCTCCAAAGTTTTATCTTGATAACCAACTGACATAGTTTGTATACCACTTTCGGTTGAACCATTTTTAGAATTTGTAAACACACCACTTGATATACTTGAAGCAATTGCCGAAGTTGACGATGAATGTGACCAATCTAAGTCACCACCCCAAGCAAATACAGCATTTACTGTTTGAATTGGTGTTGTGATGTATACTCTATTTCTCGTTGTTCCATCTAACCAACTTTGATTTAATAAACCACTATACCATCTTACACTTGTTGAAGTTGAAGTTGGTATTAAAGCACTTGTTGAAACATTTATACCCATAACATGAGCAAAAAGAAAATATGCATCACTTTCATTAAAGTTATTATCATTAAGTGTAATATTTCCAATTCTTTTTTCTAAAACAGGATATTGAAAATATGTAGCATTACCACTTATATCTGTTTGTGTATGTCCTAAAAATGCTTTATACGCATCGGTTACTGTTATAACATTATTCATCCACGATTTTTGAAAAGCGGCACCAACGAATACACCTAAACTATCACCAACTCTTACACCTGAAGTAAAAATTGCTTCTCCACTGGCATCAAGTGGTCTTGTTTGTAATGGTTGTTGTGACCAATCAATATCACCACTACCATCGTTCTTTAATCTCATTAATTGAACTGAGTGATCTGTAATTGTATATCCTTGTGGAAATAAAACTTTAACTTTAAACTGAGAAGTATTACCAATAACGCCTGTTAAAGATAAATCGGTAACATCTGTATACACTGGTGATATATTTACTGAGGCATCGTTAATTGCGTACGACATATCAATTTTATGAATGTCAGTATATTCACCCAAATCTTTTACCACAAATTTTTGAGTTGCAATATCACCGTTTATTGATGCATCTGTTCTTTGAACAGTTAATTGACCCACATTCCAATCATTATTAATTGTGTAAGACCAAGGTGTTGCCAAATATTGTGCATATAATGAAGTGTCGGGAACATTTGATGAAGGAGTAAATTTGTAGTTCGCCCATTCAGTAAAATATGTTTGGGTTGAAGAACCTTGACTGAAAAAAGTACTATTAGGTACCATAGTCAAAGCCTTGTTATTATACTGATATCTCATCCAAAAATAACGAGGTGTTGTCGTCCCTCTTTCAACTGTATATTTTACAGTAATTGTGTCACCTACCCTATATCCAGAAGTTGGTGTTACAGTTTGGTTTACTCTTAATTGAGAAAAAGTAGTCGTAGTAATTGACAAAAATAAAAATAAATTAATTAGTTTTTTCATCTGTTAATAGTTTAGTTACAAGTTTATCGGCCGTTTTTTTCAAAGCGTTAGAAAGTGAAGTTTGATTAAACTTACCTCCTTGATCAACAATTAACGTTGACATAGAAATTTCAGAAGAAGATTCTTCTACTAAGACTTCTTTTTCTTTTTTACCATCTTTATAAAGAATACCCTTCATTCTAATAACGACCTCTTCTTCATTTTTGTGAAATACTGATACGTTTTTCTTTGTTGTTAAAACGTCAAAATAAACAATTTCTACTTTTAGTTTATTTGGTGCGTTAGGTGACAGTTCATATTCTTTATCTTGAAGGTACTCTTCTAATATATTCTTGACACCAAATTCTAAATTTCTATTACCCGCTAATTTTCCTATTTTAACTTTGTTTTCAACACTTTCAACCCATACGTGTTGGTCTTCTTCGTAATATATATTTGATGGGTCATTTTTGAATCTTCCATCAAACTTTACCGTAAAAGAATTTACTAAATTCCTAATAACATCGTCTTGTCCTGTTGCTTCTAAATAAACAAAATAAATTTGAGTAAGTAGTGCTAATGACACGAACGCCACAAAAAGGTATATCACCATGAATACCATTTTGTCTAACATTAAATTAGTGATTGATTTAATTTTTTGCATAAAAATCCTGTTTTAAGTGTCTCAGGATTTTTTGGGCATCAAAAAATCGAGAGATTCATTTATTGTTTTTTGTCTTCAATAAATATCTCTCAGTAAAGTAGTTGCCGGTATTTTGCCAAAATTATTTTGCCGAGCGAGATTCGTGTTTCAACCTGAGGTATAGAAAATTCAACTATTTCACGTATTTCATCTATATATATGTTATCCTCACCATACAATTTAGGATTTTCTGAAATATATACATATCTATGTTTGTCAAATATTTTTTTTATATTATTATAATCCTCTTTAAATGAATTTAACTCTTTTATCATACATTCCATGTGCAATAAATGAGGAGATAATTTTTTTTGAATAAAGGAATCATCAACTTTTTTTAGATATGATAATAAAACATATTGTTTATGTTCAAAATCTATCGGAGATTCTATGTACCATTGCAACGTAATTAAATCTTCCATAAAATTTCCTTTTTATATAAATATTTCTTATATTTTCAATATAAATTGATTTTTATGACTTTTAAACACCTTACTGACTTAGAAATCCAACAAATGACATTTGATTGGAGATATAGAGGTTTCACAATTCTTGAGTTACTAACAGAAGAAGAATGTGACGAAATAAATGATGAACTCGAACGTCTTAGAGAAAAACGTATGGGTACAATCACTGAAGACGGTAAACCATGGGGAGAGTGGGATCCATTTGCTTATCCACATAAGTTATCAGATAAACTTGAAAAACTTTTTGCTCACCCTAAATTAATTGAAGCGTGTGAGTTTTTAATGGAAGGTGAATTAATGGGAATGCAAAGCTGGGCATATTTCAAACCCCCTGGTCAATTAGGTAGAGATCAGCATCAAAACGCGTTTTACACAGGTTGTAAACATAATGAGATTATCAACACCGCATTAGCATTAGATAATCACGACGCCGCAAATGGTGCCGTTTGGAATTACGAAGGTTCCCACAGATTACCAACATTACCAATTGAAGTAGATGAAGAAAGAACAAAAACAAACCCAACATTTTGGAGAAATGAAAGAGGTAAACCTTGTGTGATGCCAGAAGGACATGATTTTAGAAAAGTTGAAGGTGTTTTGAAAAAAGGTCAATGTGTGTTGTTACATTCACACTGTGTACATGGTTCTGAACCCAACAATTCAAATAGAATGAGAAGAAACTTCTTGGGTGGATTCTTGAAAAAGGGTGCGTACTATAATCAAGGTTCACACATGAAAAGAGAACCAATTGATATGTATGAATTGAGAAAAAAACATTGGGGAGAATAATAATGCCAAAAATTTTTGTTTTCGGCGATAGTTTTAGTGAAGATTTTGAATTCTTTTCTAAACCTGAATTAAAAAATACATTTAGATACAAATATATTCATGATTTTTTGAACGGAAGAATTCCAAAATCATTTGGTAAAATAATTTCTGAAAAAATTAATTATGAATATATTAATAGGGCTGCAATCTATGGATTGGAGAATGAAGGAAATTGCAATGAATCACTTTTCAATAATTTTTGTTTATCGTCTCGTGAAATGAATAGTGGTGATATTGTATTTTATGGTTACACAGGATTACAAAGAATGAAATGGGCTCATCATAATAAACTAACTTCAGTTCTTCCCAATCAAATACCTGAAAGTATTTCTAAAGATGAAAAATTTGCAATTGAGCAAATTATGGTTAATAAAGATCAACCAGCATGGATGAAGGAATATGTTAATAAAGAAATATTATTAAGAGAATTTTGTAAATCAAAAAATGTTTTAATATTTTTTTGGTCCTGTGAAAATCAAATTTACAAATACCTGAAAGATTATGTTAGAAGTGAATCATCGTGGCTTTTAAATAATATAATCTATAATGATATTAATACTACAGACATTTATAATGTTTTAAATAAACTTGGGGGTAAAAGTATAAAACACGAAACAAACGGTGAAATTCCTGATGATCATTTTGGAGAATCGGCTCATCAAGTTTTGGCGGATTTATTTTATCAAGATATTATAGATAAAAATTATATCTAATACATTTTTTATTTTAAGAAAATTTTTATATTTTTGTATTGTTCTTTGAAATAATGAATTGCCTTGGTGGTGGAACTGGTAGACACGCAGGACTTAAAATCCTGTGAACCGAAAAAGTTCGTGCGGGTTCGATTCCCGCCTGAGGCACAACACTATCGTTCTTTGAAATAAAGGAGAAATAAACTATGGATATACTATCATTTATTTTAGGAATGTCCGTTGTGGTGGTTATCGCAGTTGCGGTAGTCGCTGTAATGGCCTTTGTTAGGGTAAAAAAACATAACAAAGATATTGAAGATATACGTCAATGTATGTCAAGAGATTATGAATATCAAAATAGAGAGCGTGATAATATTGTTCAAGACATATACAGAACATTAGATTCACGACTTGATAAACTTGAAAGTAGAATAATAAGCCGTAAGGTATAACAATTAAATAAAAACTTTCAAAGACGATAGTGTTAAATGGTCCCATAGTTAAACGGATATAACTACAGATTTCTAATCTGTTATTCGTGGTTCGATTCCACGTGGGACTACAATCGTTAATTTAAACGATAATTCAAATTATCGTTTAATCTTATGATGTCTCCTTAGCTCAGCGGTAGAGCATCTCGCTGTTAACGAGAGGGTCCGAGGTTCGAAACCTCGAGGGGACGCATAGGACCCTTAGCTCAGTTGGTTAGAGCAAATGACTCATAATCATTAGGTCCACGGTTCGAGCCCGTGAGGGTCCACAAAGGACTTTAATGAACGAAGTACAAGTTTGGAGTAGGTTAGTCCCACCTACAATCGCTCAGTTCGTCTAATGGTTAGGACGTGTCCCTTTCACGGACAAAATACGGGTTCGACTCCCGTACCGAGTACTATAAAAATTTTTATGAGTAAAGATCAAATGTATAATTTAATAATATCATTTATATTGTTTACAATTGGATCATTTGGTCATTGGTATATTATGTATTGGCAATTTAAAACACCTAATTGGATAAAAAGTCCGATTCCATATTTACTGTCTGTTGTTTGCACATTTTTGTGGATCGCAGCTTCTCACTATGGTGTCAAATCTTTTAATGGTGAAATGTGGAGTAACAGATTTTTATTTTTTGTTACAGGAATTCTTGTTGCATCTATATTATATCCGTATCATTTTAACCAACACTTTACAGTCAAAACTTTAACACAATTAATTTTGGCTTTACTTATAATAATCGTATCATTATTTTGGAAATAAAAAAATCAAGTTTATGTTATCTACTTATTATGTTATTTGTGTAATTTATTGTTTTTATCAATTGAGTAATCGTTATAGAAAAGATATGATGCCGGGAGGTTTGGGTGTCACACCTGCGATGGACGCAATTATGGTTATTATTTTAGGTTGGGTGTTGGCTCCTATTGACTTTTTTCTAACATGGGTTAGATTATATAAAGAAGCTGAAGAGGCAAGAAGGAGAGGAAATAAACAGATTTTAAATGAAGACGATGAAAAACTTTAAAACATTATATGGAATAAAAATTGATAATTTAATTGATTATATTAAGGACTACATAAAAGATAGAAATAATATTGAAATTTTGATAGGATCAGATTCACAATGTTTTAGAAATAATAAAACTGTTTATGGTGTTGTGATTGCATTATACACAGCAGGAAAGGGTGCTCATGTTTTATGTAAAAGAGAAAATGGTCCAATGGAATATAATACACAAAAAAGACTTTTAACTGAAGTTTGGAAATCTGTTGAAACCGCCGAATTCTTAAAAAATAATGGGTTACCTAAACCAACTTGGATTGATATTGATTTGAATCCAGATCCAAAATACAAATCCAACTCTGTCCTGAGACAGGCGGTAGGTTTGGTAGAAGGTATGGGATATAAAGTAAGATATAAACAATTAGGTGCAATGTCAACATATGCTGCAAATCATTTAGTTAGAATTTGATTTATTAAAATAAAAATCATATATTATTACTATAATTTAAAATTATGAAGTGTATAAAAAATAGTACTACAGGAAACATAATTCGCGTTGAAGATAAACAGGCATTTCAAATAGTCGGTAATACTTGGAAATATGTTTCTAAGGATGAGTGGAGAAAATATAAAACACCGCAAGTTGTTGAAACTCAACATGATATGGGTGGATCATATGAAGTAAAAAAAGAAAACAAAAAAAATTTAAAAAAAGTTAAGTAAAAATTTTGTTTTTGTAAAAAGTTATTGTATATTTGTAAAACAATCGGAAACGATAAGTTCTTTGAATCTAAAATATTGGCCGCCTATGGTCGATTAAAATAAACCATGAAAGTGGTATAAAGTGAATCTGAATTGGTTATTTAGGTTTGCGGTTTCCGAAAGGGAACTCGAGTAGGCAAGCGGGATATCGTCTGACCTTAAGTACTGAGGGTAACACTGTAGGGAACGTGGTTAGATGACCGAGCGATACCGGTCGTTTGGTTGAGGTGGGAACACCAATAAGAATAACTCGATAGAATTATTGTAAGAAGTGTAGTTATCCAACTACACAATTGCGAAATTCAATACAATGGGGATCTTAAAACCGAAAGGTATGTTCATGTACAGGTGGTGCTGTTATGATCCTTGATTTGAATCTACCAAGGTTCTTATCTTGAAGGAATCCAAAAGTATGGAGGCAGGGATGTCTCAGAGGGTAGTTTAGTATCGTGTCATCCAAAAGATGGCATGGCTGGTTGACGGACCACTACCTTCCAAATCGGTAACTAACTTTGTTAATTAAGGTTTAACAAACTCAAAATTAAACAAGGAAAAGTGTCCGTCAGTCGTTAGAGACAGGTGACTACATAGTCGTGAGGGGTTCACGGCCACAAAGGGTCCCAAACCCAATGTGAATTACAAGAAAGTTCTCTAATCCCGCAAGGATGAGTTGGGGTGGCAACCTCAAAGAGTAATCAGTATTGTGAGAGTATCTAATGACTTAAGGATTGGTTAATCTAATTGACCGTCACTGGTTGGTACAGTTCAAAAGACTGTGGATAAGAAAGGAAACAATAATCTTTCTAAAGTCAACTATTAAAACTTGTAATCTCAGAGTTTTGTTTTTTTTAGTTTAAAAAAACTAAATGGTGGATGAGACCTCACAAAGATATTAACCGTGCAGGCCCCTAAGTTAAGTCAGAAATTTTTTTCTGACTTTTTCTATTTATAGATATGTATGATCATATTACGATAATTGCGGATATACAGAATGAAAATTTTGACATTTTAAACAAGTATTTCGATTCATTAAATGATTCTAATTACATTGATAATGGAATAAGAAATTTTTTAATTTATGCTGACGAAAATTATTTGATGAATAATGAAGAATATGTTGAAAAAATAGAAAAATTATACATTTTTAAAAATAATGAAATACGAAATATATTAAATTTATCTCTTGAATATTTAAGATCTTTATTCTCAATAAGAAGAATTTGGTTAATGTCATATTCACCAAAATCAAACATCAGTTTTCATGTTGATAGTGAATTAAAACGTCATTTAATCTGCTTTAATGAAGATGATATGTTTTTTAATTATGAGTGTAATGGTGGTGATCTTCATAAAAGAAATTTATCATATACCGAAAATTTAGAAAAAATGATTAATGATCCATTAAAATTTAATGATTTCTTTTTGAAAGATGACCCTAACAATAAAATAATTAATTCGAAAAAAAATAAAATTTACAGTTTTGGTGATTGTGGTCATTCTTTTTTTAATGGTTCAGATACAAAATATAGATTTAATTTAGTTTTTGAAATATTTTAAATATTCAATTTATTTTGTTATATTTCCATAATGAAAATTGTTTGCATATCCGACACACATGGTCTTCATAAATCCATGGAACACTTATTACCTGAAGGTGATATTTTAATTCATGCTGGTGATTGCACAAATGTTGGTAAAGAAAAAGAAATTGAGGAGTTTATATATTGGTTTCAAAATTTAAAAGGTTTCGATACGAAAATTTTTATTGCAGGTAATCACGATTTTGGTTTTGAACATTATAATGGTGTTAGACATAATAATGAGGCACCGTGGCTACATCATTTATTGAATGAAGAAAACTTATCACAATCGGATGTTGTTTATTTACATGATTCCGAATTTATCATTGAGTCACCTGAATTTTCCAGACCAATAAAATTTTATGGATCACCATGGCAACCTGAATTTTATAATTGGGCTTTTAATCTTCCAAGAAATGGTTGGGAGTTAGAAGTTAAATGGAAGGACATTCCTGAAGATACTGATGTTTTAATTACACACGGACCACCTCATGGAGTTAGAGACTTTACACCAAACAATCTACAAGTTGGTTGTGAATTACTAAGGTTTCGCGTGGAACATTTAAATCCACCTGTTCATATTTTTGGACATATACATGGGGCATATGGTGCAGCACAAATAGGTGAAACATTATATGTGAATGCTTCTACATGCACTGAAAGATACAAACCAACCAATAAACCAATCATCATTGAATTAAATGAATATGATGGTAATATAATTTCTTCTTATGTCGATTATTAATCCTGTTAGTGTTGTTATATCAACAAGGCAAATAGATGACAAATATTTAGAACATGTTTCTAAAATGTTTTCACATCCAAAAACTGAAATAATAGTATATGAAAATCAAAATGAATTTTCATTACCATACTTGTATAATAAAGGGTTAGATGAATCAACGAATGATATTGTTGTTTTCATGCATGATGATCTAATTATTGAAACTACAAATGTCACAAAAAAAATTGTTAGATTATTTGAGACCAATCCCGATCATGGGATAATAGGAATAGCGGGTACCAATAATTTAATTAATGGTATGTGGTGGACAGATAGAAAATCTATGTATGGACAAGTAAAACATGAACATGAAGGTAAAATTCATAGGAATAATTATTCAGGACCATACAACGAATTTTTAAAAAATGTGGTTTGTATAGACGGACTATTTTTCGCAGTTCACAAAAAAAGAATAAAAGAAAAATTTGATGAAGAATTTGTTGGTTTTCATTTTTATGACATACCGTTTTGTGTTTCTAATTTTATAAAACAAGTTAAAATCGGAGTAACCACCAAAATTATGGTTGTTCATAAGTCAATCGGGATGGTAAATAAACAATGGGAAAAGAATAAACTATTTTTTGAGGCAAAATATGGTAATCTTCTTCCACTGACCTCGTAGATGATTTTCTAAATTAAAGAAGTATTTATTTATATAAAAACTTCAAACTATGGGTACAGTTTTATTAATTTTAGCAGTATTAGCAGGTGTGGCATTTCTTTTAATTAAGAGTGGTAAACTTAGCGATAAAAATGGTAACAATATTCCTGATGTGGTTGAAAAACCTATTGTGGAAGTAGTTGCAAAAGTTAAAAAAACCGCTAAAAAAGCAACTGCAAAAAAATCAGCGAAAAAATCTAAATAATCATTTAAATTTATAGTATTGTGGGTTAAAATTAGGTTTTTAACCCTTTTTTTTCTATATTTGTACTATATTGGGGGTGCTTGGATTTGACGGGCGTTGATATGGTAAATGGGCACGTAGTCGGATGTCATCTACGACTTAAATCTATGGTGATAAAAATTAAACGGCAACGTTTACAACAACATGGAAGTATCAGGTCTTCTTGCAACTTCTAAAGTGGCTGCCTAATTAGGTCCCCACTAACGGGTCGATGGACACATAACCTTGGAACAGAAGTCCCTACGGTGTGATACCACCAAAAGAGTGTCAGGGAGTTGTTTTCGGTTCAATCCTATTTAATAGGAACCGACCACAGTTGTGAGTTCTGATGGAAAAATAAGAACCCTCTATTTGTCAGTTGAGAACTAACTGAATAAACGTGTAGTCCATTTATGATATGGCGGTTCGGACAAGGGTTCGACTCCCTTCACCTCCACCAAAAATTAAACCCATCAATTGATGGGTTTTTTTATTTTAATCACTTGATTTGTTTATGTTTGGGTCTGACATATTCTGAATATACGCATCAACTAACCTACTCACTGCTTCAGGTTTTTCATCTGCTTTGAATTTTACTTTAATTCTGGACATACCAGACCTATCAGTATTTTTACCAGAATCAACTTCTATACCTTTGATGTTGTGTTCGTACCCTTGTTTTTTGAATAAACCCAATAACGACCTTTTTAGGTCTGAAACATTTGTCTCATCCTCACCAAATATTAATCTGGCCTCAAATTCAATATCTAACTCGTCTAATCCTATGGAAGAGTGATCCGCCAAAATATAAAGAGGTACATCTAAACTCTTATCTCCAATAATGAAGGTATGAAATTTAGGTGTACCATCTTGATTGAAATAGTTTCTAATGGCATTTATATGCTGTCTTTCACTTATACCCTGAGCGACCATGGCAGCCTCCAAAAGTCCACCAACAAGTTCTTCTATATTTAATCTTGCCATAATTATGATTTATATTAAAATATAACATAAATCATTCACAAAATCAAACATTATTTACTTGGGTCTGCCGTAAGTGGAATTAAAGATGGTTCTAACATTTGAGTTAAATAATCTGATAATTTCAACATACCTTCAGTTGCGGGTAATTGTTCAGCATGTACTTTTACCTCATATTTTGCTGAGTTATCTGTACTTCTTGTATTCTCTTTGTGTGTGGCAACCTTTCCAGCAACGGTTGCAGAAAATTTCATTCCCCACCAACTTGCTGATGCTGATGCTGAATATGAAGTCTCACTATCTGAACTTTCCTTTGCGGTTTCAGATGTTTTAACCTCCATTGTGAAACCAATATCGGCGGATGTAATGGCTAAAGAAGGTAATGGAACTAATGGTAACATAGGAACTTTATTATACAATTTCTGTATAGTTTGTTCACCTGTTGCACCGTCAGTTACTACCCTGTTCATTTCTACGTCCAATGAACGAGCACTTGTTTTACCATCCTTATCTTTTTCGAAAGCAACCTCTGAGATATATCTCCAAGTAACTTCGTTTAATTTTGCTTGACCTTTAGCCATACCGACAATAGGTGAAACAATTAGATCTTCAATTGGAAGACCCGCAAATTGATCTGCAATTCCTGGCATAAAATTTGAATTTAGTTTGTTTTATTAACTATAAATACTTCAATAAATCTATTAGGAAAACTTAACCATACCCTTATATTGCCCTTTTATCTTTTCTATCTCAGACATTGTTTCTTTGTAGGTTTTAAAAATATCTTCATTAACGGTGAAATTAAAACTTGTTTGACAGTGAGGACATACACATATTGGGTTTTTCATTATAAATTCTAAAGTTAATCCTAAAGGATTTTTACATGTGGGACAAGGAAACGACATAATTGAATATAATAATAAAATATAAAATAATAAACTATATAACGAACAAAGAGGTCTTTAGGACCCCTTTGCCGAGATTAGAATACCTCCTTTCGTTTTTTCATATTATCACTTAACGGCGACCAAACCAATTAAGATCTATAATAAATATCTTTTAAATTTCTTCTTACAGATTCCTTAATTATTTTTTTTATTTTTTTATTTTCTTCCAATTTTTTCAAATCAGGAACTTTGGATCTTATTACATTATATTCATCTTTAGTAATTCCGTCACCACTTGAAATCCAATCTAAATTTTTTAATTCGTCAATTAATTCCTGAGTTAATGAATTACCATGTCTTCCACTAAGAAACTTTTTATTTAATAACCCAATTATATCGTTTTCACATCCTATTTTCCATTTGGATTTTTCTAAAGATGCAAGAGAGCAATAATTTTGTGTTTTTTGCGGTTTTGGTGGAGTTGGTTCTTCTTTGGGTTTTGGAACTTCTGTAGGTTTTGGGTTCGGTTTATTGTCTACTTGTATAACTTGATCTTCTTCAGAATCACTTTCATCATCGTATTCACCATCAGGTATTAAGGACTTAAATTCGTATGTTCCGGTATATTTTGGATGTGTTATTTTTAAAGTAAAATCACAATAAACTGTACCATTTTCATCAGGTTCAGGACATTTGAATTTTACGGTACCTATAGATGTGGGTACCTTTACTCCTTGCAAATATGTAAAAACATTTAGTACGTCTGTTCTTTTTGTTAATTCTAATACAAGAATTGTGTCTTTATCTTTTTCTATTTCCAATTTTACAACATCAGTGGGATCTTCTAAACTTATAGATTTTTCTAAAATACTTACCATCCCGATTTGATCATTTTCATAATCACCATAATATTCTTCAATATCTCTTTGTGGTTGTACACAATAGTTTGTGTTTTTAACAAAAGAAAGATCACATGCGTATGTTAAGAAAAAGTCTTGTTCAGACATGTTTCTCATTTCATCATTTTTAACACTTCCTTTGGCAATTTTGTATATGTCTTTAATACCACTCATTTTTGGATAATCCGGTAATTTTTCAATTGATGAAAAAAACAATTTACCCCAAGCTTGATATAACGCTTCTTTTTGTGATTCATTCTTACCATCTTCTAATTTTTTAAATGAGTAATATTTTTTTTCCTTACCAACAGGAATAGAAACAGCATGTTTAGTTGAATCATATAGAATTTTTCTAAACTCTTCAGTGGTGTATTTTTTTTCTTCTGTTGATTGTTCTTTTATCATAAAATTTGTAACTTTTTTTGTTTTATCTGGTTAATACATGATTCAATAGACTATCGATGTTTCCGTCGTATCCTTTAAATGTTGTTGTGTCATCGGCAAGTTGTTGATAATTTGGTACCTTTTCCATTAAAATTCTATTAGCTTCGGTTGTGTCAACTTTAGCTTCCTTAATTGCGATCATTAAATTTTCTTTTGTCATTTCAGGTGTCCCACCCTTTTCTAAATTTGTAAGAATGGCATATAATCCGGGTGATAAACCTTTTGATAAACTTGTCATAATATCTTTACGATTAAATTTAAAATTTTTAAACATATAATCGTTCCATATTGTTCTTATAAATGGCCACGGGTTGTCAAGAAACTCAACCTCTTCTCCGCCAAACCAAGCCTCATCGTCTACAAATGGTATGTCAATACTTGTCAATTTCCTGTCAAGTAAACCAAGCATTGATTCTAAAAAACCAATTGCTAAAGGTGCATATATCAATGTTGACATAACTAATTCACCAAGTTGATATCCTCTGTATTTTGTAGATGATAGTAACCATCCAGGTTGTCCACCATAAAATTTATCATTTGCATCAATTTCTTTACTAAGTCTAAAAGTACCACTTCTTGCCCACATACCGAGTCTCATGAATCTATTTTTAATTCGTACAGAACTTTCCACCTCCTTGATATTTTCTGATCCTCTTCCTCTCCAAAATCTTATGAATGCATCTATTTTTGAAACCACTTTTGGGGGTAATAACATTTGTTTACCTGCACCAGAGGCACTTTCATAAAATTTTATCCATTCCATGAATATATTTTCATCAAAATTTCCATCAGGATTTTCTAATTTTTTTAAGAATGGTGTCGGCATCACATTTTTAGTTCCATCCCAAAATTCTTTTATTTGAGATCTATTAAATTCAGATATTTCTCTTGATAATTTATTTAGTTTATTTAATTTTTCTAAATCTATATTATTACCCTTTTCAATATCATCAGATATCTCATCTATTATATTTCTGAATTGAATTTTAATTTCATCTAATTTAGTTTTTGAATTTCCAGCAATTTTTTTATACAAAGCTCCAACCGTACTACTTAGTAATAAATCATTTTTAAAGAAATATGTCATCAGAAGACTAAAAAAATTGTCATTAGAAACATCAATTTTGAAATTTCTCTCAATAAATCTCAACATTTCAGGATCCAAAGGCTGACTCAATGAATTTTTTTGAGCAAAAAACGCTTCATAATCACCGTTTTTTGCATGTTGTATCATCATATTTACATGTTTTTGATCTTCTGGATCTAACCTTTGTAAATAATTTCTGAAGGCATCATCTTGAATTTGACTATTTTTAGGATCTATAAAAATATCTCTTTTTGTTTTTGGAAGCTTTGTTTCTAAATAATTTAATATTACAGGATCAAAAAATCCACCTCTTTCGGCTTGTAATCTTGCAGTTTCAAACGCCTCTTTTTCTCCTGCCTCAGCTAAAGCCTCTAAATCATCTAACGCTTTTCGAGTATTTGGTGCAAAAATATTTTTATATTGTTCTAAAACTGTTTCTCTTATGTCTTGATATTTTGATTCCTTAAATATTTTTAAAATAAAGTCTTTTGCAAATGCAATGTATTCATCATCAGATCCTTTTACTGCGGCACCCGTATTAACTTTTTTTGTGTCATCCACTAATTCATTAAACGTTCTAACACCCTTTTGTTCTAATTTATCAAAACTTGATTTTGTTCTTAAACCATTATACGCATCTTCAAATCTTGATTTAATACGAGTAAGTGCGGGTTCAGAAGAACTTAATAGTTTTTTTAATAAGACTCCACCCCACCCATAAGGGTTACCTGGTCCTGATTCTTTTAAAATTGATGTGCGTTCATTAATACCCATCAATTTTTTTTGTCTTTCTATTTCTAATAATAATTTATTTTTCATAATACTACATATAAATATTTAATTCTTCTCGTTTGGAGATTTAACCGGTTCGGTATTATTTTTTATGGATTCTTGTTCTCTTTTTTTTCTCATAATATCAACTATACTCACGTTTTCATATTTTTTCAAATTAATATAGAAATCCTCTGGTAAACCAAGTGTTTTTGCGTGTTCTATCAAGTCTTGATTATTCATTTCTTTTGCTATTAATATTTGTTTTACTGTTTCAGACTTTAAATCTTCAACATTTTTAATATTTTTAACCTTTTCTGGTTTTGATAGTTCATTTGTAATATGTATAACTTGCGGTACCGTTAAATTTTTTAACTCTTCCTTTAAGAAATTTTTTATTTCGGTCATTTCAATAGGTGTAAAGGTGATACCCATATTTGGAAACAAATTGGCAAACGCATCTATAAAGTTAACCAATGTTGGAGGACCCCCTTCAAATGCAAAAACCTTAAATATTGGTTTTGCCCATATTCTAAATGGTGCCTTTGCAACTTCAACACCTGATTTTTTAAACCCTTCTGCGGCAATTTTTAATAAAATATCATGATTGGCTTTGATACCTTCTTTAGATAATGACATTGCATTTCTAAAAACATATCTTTGTGTGTCAGACATTGATGCAACGGCTTTTCTCATACTTTCAGCATCCCCAAAATCTACAGTATTTAATAATTTTAATAGTCCTTCGGATTCTTTAACTGAAATTTTCCCAACATTTTTTGCGTATGAAACAAATGGTATTACAGTACACATTAATGAAATAAGTGCACCGATTTTATCATTTCTACTCATTTGGTATGTTCCTACTGTAGAGTTGAAAAGTGCGTCTGCAACATATGGTGTCATAGCTCTAACGGTACCACTTCTTAAAAGTTGTATACCGACAATTCTTGCTGCCCCAATTGCTGCACCCTCTATGAATCCTGCAATACCACCACTGGCAACAACTATTGCAACGTTACCGATGATTTGTGCAATTGTGCCGTATTTGTCCCACCACTCATCGAAAGCTTGACCAAACATTCCAACATCTTTATACCAGTCATCTTTTCCAAAAATAAAATTTATGTTTTTTATTGTTTCATTTTTATTTTTTAGTAATTCAAGTTGTTTTGGGTCTTCTAAAACATATGTTGATTTTATTATTTTTGTATTATCTATTTTTGGTGCGTTTGGATTTGGTTCTACAACTTTATTTTCAGGATAATTACCAAAAATATTTTTATATTCTTCCCTATATTGATTCTCAGCTTCTTTTATTCTTTCATCATATAATTTTTTCTCTTCTGGTGTGATACCGTAACTGAATAATGGTGACCAATATTCATTTTTTAAATCTATTAATTTTTCTTTAATAAAATCGACTTCTTTAATTTCAGTATCGGTCAATTTTCCATGAGAAAGTACTTTTTTTGTAAGAACTTTTAAACGATTTTCTAATGGACTTTTTTTAGAAAGATATTCAGGATATTTTTTCGGATCAAATCCTTTCGGAACAGATTCACCCGTACTTGTTTTTCTTTCAAAATATCTTGTTTCCTCATCTTTTGTAATCCCTCTATTTGATTGTAACCACATATCATCCTCAAATTCAAATTTTTGATTTAAATCTCTTTGATATCCTTCCATGTATCCATCAACTAAACTATCATAACTCCAAATTATAAAATCTCCAAATCTATTTTTTGATTGTATTTTTTTACTTCTTTCGGGAGTCATTATAGTTCCACTCGGATTATTCTTTTTCAAATATTCGTATGATGGTGTTGGAGGGGTAGGTCTTTTTTTTCCTAAATAAGTTTCTTTTTTGTTTGCATTGAAAATCTTAGGACCTAATCTTGGTTGACTCCAATAGTAACGATCCATATCCTGATATGAAATTGTTTTTGGTGGATTTTTAGGATCTTTTATCAACGAATTTGATAATGAACTAACATCAACCGAACCTTTAGGTTTTCCATTGGAAAGCGGTCCTCCTTGGTCATATTCGTAACCAACTATTTTACCGTTTTCAAATTTTGGTGAATAAAATGGTGCTATTTGTTCCGATAATATGGATTCTTTTAACTGGTTTGCTTTACTACGTTTTAAAGTTGAACCAACAACATCCGACCATTTTGTGACCTTTATTTGGTTCGCAGGTCCTCTTGTGACACCACTCTCCCATTTCCCAACTTCAGGGTAACCAGTACCTCCAGATTGAGTTTGTGATGTACCAGGATTAGGTTCTGAGTTCGTATCTCCACCTTGTTCATCTATTTCCTTTTTTACAAGTTCGGTAATTAACTCATACTGTCTCTTATTAAGACCTATCTTCATAAATAATAAATATAAATTTTTTCCTTATTTTTTGGTATAGTACGGGAAAAAAATTGTCATTTATAACTTATTCATCGTAAATTGTGGAATCAACCTTTGCAAACATCTTGATGAATTGTCCCGCTTTGGCGTTTGCTTCATCTTCAATCTCACCACCAATGTCAGGTGGTTGTACTTTTAATCTACCCTGTTCAAATTGTTTATGGTGTACCATTTCATGTGCAATACTTCTCATAACATCAACTAATGCACGGTTTTTAGCACAAACTTTGATAATTTTATTTTCTTTAGTGTAATCATAATTAGCGGTGGTTTTGAGACCATTCCTATTATTTTGTATTGAAACTGTTGGGCAGTCTTTGAGATCAAGCTCCTTTTTTACAAATTTTACAAAATCCTCTAATTTCTGTTTTTTATCTTTATCTAAGAATCCCATATAAACTATAAATATATCTGACCAGGTAAGTCGTTATCTTTAAAGAATTCAATTAAAATTTCAACAACATCAGATTCCTCCAAAAATTCGATATCATTTTTTGTTATAATATTTGGTGAATATAGAATCACATCATTATAGTCTAATTCCACAGTCCTATAAAAAATGTCTTCATCTTCATTTATAGAAAATTCTACATATAAAAACCCATTAATACCGTCGTATTCTTGCCTTAGTATATTCATTTATAAACACTCATAATTATGTTAAAAATTGACAAAATCTATGATTTATATGTAAAATTTGTTATATTTTTTATATAATTAATGATATGATGGATTGGTATGTTATAGATTATTTGTATCCTAATGCATTAAAAAAATTCATAGATACTATGTTTCCAAACATAGGTATGCCAAGTATTTCAACATTAGAATTTTATGACATTAAAAGGTTATATAATTTTTTTGATAAGAATGGTGTATATCTCTATGTAGAAATGTATAGTAAAGATCAATGGGTGTTTACAATATCATTAAATAACGGGGTTGTTTTTGGACCAACACAAAATTCAAAAAAAACAAGAGAAGATGCGGAATGTGACGGATTTTCTGAATGTTTTAAACTGATGGAAAAAATTATACTTGATAAAATATGAGCAGTATTTATTTTATGAGCATGTCTGTAAATTTTTTAATTCAATCGATAAGAGTTCTACATATTGGAAATTTTGATGAAGAGGAATTGAAAATGGTTTATAACTATTTTATTTCGGTAGATGAAGAAATCTTAAAAGAATATAACAATACGTGTACAATAATTTCATATGAAAACGATTTAGAACTATACATTGAAATTTTGAACAAATTGATTGAAATATTTGAGGAAAGGGAAGAATATGAAAAATGCAATTTATTAAAACAAAAAAAAGATTTATCTTTAGATATAATGAAAATTAAAAATATATAATATGTCACTTTTAAAATTATCAGAAGAAGAAAAGAAGAAAATTCTTGAAAAACACAAAAAAGCAACTAAAGCTCAGAGTGATAAAAAAGAAGAATTAAAAAAAGGATTACAACAACCTAAAAAACAAGAAAATAAAAAAACCTCCTAATCGGAGGTTTCTTCTTTATTTAAGTATTTCGTAAGAAATATATACGATAACCAAAAACAACCTGAAATTGAGTAGAAAATCATATCTGCAACCCAATATGAACCACTCAAATCCATTATTAATTTGAAAAGTGCGTCGTATCCAAATGGGAGAAAGAACATTGCTAATAAAAGAGAGGTATCTTTGTAAAATGTTAATCTCTTTTTTTTGTTTTTTAGTTTTTTTAGTTTGTTCATCACCATCACCGTCCATGTTGTTTGTAGTTTTATCTGTTATGTGGCGTTTAAATTATAAATACCCAAAGTTCTTAATTTCTTCTTTAACTCTTTTTAATGCAGACCCAATAACTTGATGCATATCATAATATTTGTAATCAGCTAATCTACCACCAAAAATATATTTAGTTTCATTCGACATTAATTTTTTATAATCGTTATATCGATTATTATTAATTGTATCGTTTACCGGATAATACTGTTCTCCACTATTCTTAGGATATTCTTTTGTTATTATGGTTGTTGGTTGATTACCAAATTCAAAATGTTTATGTTCTATGATTCTTGTATATTCAATATCAACATCACCATAATTCATACCAGCAATACCTTGGTAATCTGACATATCCAATCTTTCTGTTTCAAAATGTAAACTACGATATTCTAATTTGCCGAATGTGTAATTGTAAAATTGATCTATTGGTCCTGTATATAAAACTTTATGTGATATACTATCAAAGTATTCTTTATTTTCAAAATAATTTACACCTAATTTAACCTCAACCCCTTTTAATAAATTTTCAAATATTTTGGTATACCCACCAATAGGAATCCCTTGATGAGTATCAAAATAATAATTGTCATCATATGTTAATCTTATTGGTAATCTTTTTATTATACTTGATGGTAATTCTTTAGGTTCTCTACCCCATTGTTTTGTTGTATAACCTTTTACAAATATTTCATAAAGTTCGGGTCCAACTTGAGATAATACCCATTCTTCTAAATTTCTTGGGTTTTCATTTTTAATTCTAACCTCATTAAGTTTTTTATTTGCGTCTTTTGGTGTTTTGACTCCATATACTTGATATAAAGACATCATGTTAATGGGCAATGAGTAAATCTTGTCTTTATATTTGATTTTAGGTCTATAACTAAAATGATTAAATGGAACAATATTATTCACATAATCCCAAATACGTTTATCCGATGTATGGAAAATATGTGGACCATATTTGTGAACATTAATATCATCTATATTTTCTGTGTAACAGTTACCACCTATGTGGTTTCTTTTATCAATTACTAAAACTTTTTTTCCTATTTTGTTTAGTTCATTTGCAAATATTGATCCATATATTCCTGAACCAACAATTAAATAATCATAAAGAATCACACTATTTTATTTTTTGCAATCCCCAACTCATCATCTTTATAGTTGTAAAAATGTTTATATAAATGTATGAATGCAACATCTTCCTGTTCATTCATAGGAACAGACCACCCAGTCTTATCAAAAAAATTACCAAGATTTTTTGTATTATACTGACTCCAATCACTCCACCTTCCACAACTAAATCCTGCGTACTGCATAACAAATGATAAACTTGCATCAGACCATTCACAAGGTCTCGTATCCATTTTATAAATTAAATCCCAATCTATTTCATTTAATTTATTATAGGCAATTATAAATTTTTCTCTATTGAAAATTGTTCCACCGCAAGCCTGATAACTTTCTAATGTACCTTCTGGACTCCAATGACCTCTTGTTTGTGATGTTTCACCAAAACGATTTAAAAGATGTTCCCTTAATTCTTTTGTGTACAATGGACCATTTGCACCCGATAAATCAAATTCAGGAAATTTTGTGATTTCTTTTTTACACCATACATCATCTTCATAATGTAATACCCAATCGACATCTTTTAACGTTGTGACACATGATTCATATATTCTATCTAACCATGCCAAATTTGATTTTAAGTCTTTAACAGGTCTACCTGAATGAGTTGAGTTTATACCCTGTACTGTTGTTTTTTTATAGTCACAATTAAATTCTTTTGCAACAATTTCCAATATATCACTACCATCTTCATATAATGCAACTGGTATATTTGGATAAATTTTTCTTAATTGTTGTAACGCCATGTAACAAGCAACTAATTTATAACCCGATTGGTAAAATGCACCTATTTTAATCATAACATTGTATCTTTTCTATTAAACCACTCCCCATTTAAATCAACTGGCCAATAAACTATTTTATATGGTTTATCAAATGATTTAAATGTGATGTTTATTTCTTCTTTATATTCTTTAAGGTCTTCTCTATAAATAACGTTACCTTTAATATCCTCTACACCAATATAAATAAATTTAAAATCTTTTGTTTCGGGTATTTTATATGTTAAGTTAAATTCTTCCTCCACTAATTTATACCAATCACTTTCGTCATTTATTGGTGGATTAATACCTTTTAATGTATCAGGATGTAATCTTCTATTTTTAAAATTTATACCCGCATACAATTCATAATCTCTATGTGTTCTAACATTCCCTAATCCGTAGATAGTTAAATCAATATTATTATCTTCTTCTTGTAACATGTGACGAAGTCTTCTTTTACTATCATTGTCCATTTCCCACCAAACTTTTTCAACTGTACCCTTATTTACATTTTCAGGATTAAAATCAGTCCAATGTTTTGTTCTACCTTCTCTTGTATATTCGTGCCAAACAATAGTTTTATGAGGGTGAAATAAATCATATCCAAGTGTATATGATCTTATTGATAAACTTATTTCATCTCCGGCAAAGTAAATGTTTGGATCATATTTGTATTCTTCACAATGAATCCCATATGTAAAAAAGAAGTGACCACTGACGAATCTTGCGGGTATGGGTTTTGTTAAAGATTCCCAATTTGGTATCGAATGAGGTCTGAAAAGAATTGTACCACTTGGTGTAAAATTGGATGCAACCATTTTATACGGTTCCACATTTAACAAGGTATTATCTGATGGTCTGTACATGCCGGCATATGTTGTTATTATTGGCTTTTCAGATCCTGTTAACCTCATCATTTCAATTAATTCTTCATCCCAATTTTGTAGAAACCTATGATGTGAATCTAATTGTAAGGTATACTTTTCCCCTTTCCATAATTTTTGTATTTCACTACGAGCCCAACAAAGACCTTTACTTTCGTTCCAAGGATAATCTAAAATTGTGAATCTCGGATCCTCGTGAAATTCACTCATTGTTTCTGTCTCATCTCTTTGCCAACACACACCAAAAGTTAGGTTTTCAGGGTTTTTTGCTTTTTGTATACAATCTCTGATTGTGGGTAATAATTCAGGATCCCTATACGATGCAATTTGTACAAATATTTTTTCACTCATATTAAAATTATACATTTTTTTTACAAAAAAATAAACACATACATTTTGTTTTTCAAAATTTTAAGTTTATTTTTTATAAAATACTAATATGTCAAAAATATATCAACAAATTGTTTTAGATGAGTGTGAAACCATAATAATTACATTAACTGAAATGGATTTTTTTAAAGATTATGAGATTGTGGATCTAACATTTGTTAGAAAACATTTATGTGATATTTTAACACAAAAATATATAGATGGGTTACTAAATGAAGATGATATTTCAATATTCACTGAAGATGAATTTGAAAAATTACTCAGAGAACTTGCAGCCGGATCAGTTTTGTTTGAATTGAAAAAAAAGGGGTTTATCGATTCTTATGAAGATGACAATACCGAGGAAATTTTCTTTTTATCTGAAAAGGGTAAGGTATATTTGCAAGAATTGAAAGAAAATCCGTCAAATTCCGATAAAGAATTGAAAAATATGTTCCATTTGTTGTTTGGAGATGATAATCAATCTAATTCAAACGTTTGATTGAATTTTTTACCTGATTTTTTATAACTTTCATTAGTTTCATCTTTTGGATTGTCTGTATATTGCCAATTCCAAGATAATTCGTCTTTAACATCAAACCCAAAAAAAGATAATACCTGTTTTTGGGTGTCAATTACCTCTTTACCTCTCCAATTTTGACCTGTAGCAACGATACCACAAGATATATCCTTCAAAATATTTGATTCCCCAAGAGTTGTGTGTCTATTTTCCAACCACGTTAATCTTTCTATAAGATTTTGGTACTGAGCATTCATTTGACCCCATCTTATTGAACCAAAAAATATAACCGCATCAGATTCAAATAGTTCTTTTGTTATTTTCCATAACTCATCGTCTGGATTGTTAATACTTCTCCAACATCTATGATTTCCAGTTGGGTTTTTATCCTTATCTTTTAATTTCGACTTTTTAACGCCGCATGAGTTACCTTCAAAGTGTGAAACATTACCTTCACAATGATGAATTTGTAGTTTTATTGTTTCAAATAGGACACATTTTGATTTTCCAAGATATGATTGTATTGCTTTAGCTAATTTAGTGGATTTAGGCTCTTCTTTTAGTTCTTTCATTGCCCACTCACCTCGATTAGAGGTTGTTATAAACAACACCCTTTTTTTACCCTCAAGAAATTTAACAGTTTTAACAAGTTTTTTATAACTCGAATCATCTTTTTTTAGGTTTGGATCGATTTCTTCTAAGAGTTTTAATAATTCCATTATTTTTTCTTTTCTTCAATTTGTTGTGACTGCAAACTTTTTTTATAGGTTCTTACCTTCTCTTTCAATTGTGATATAAGTTTGTTTGCGTTCGATAAATTATTTGAAATACCTGTAATTCTACCATTACAAAGTGGTTTTAACCCATTTGGTACAGAATCATCAAGTTTTCGTAGTTCCTTCATAGTTTCATTAAGAGAATTTTGTAATTCTTCTAATTTAAACTGAACTCTATTAAATTCCTCTCTTTTAACTTTTGATGTTTCCTCACTTAAAATTTGTGATAAAACGTTTTTTATTGTATTTTCAGAAATAATCCTCTTTTCCATATTAATATAAATACTTTTTGTTTTTTAATTTTTTTTTATCCTCTCTTTTTATTATATTTTAGTACAAAACTAATGTACATGGGAGAAGTTTATGATATGTTATTTGATTTTGATGATATTCTTATTGAACCGGCAATTCTGTCAAAAATAAACTCCAGAAGTGAGGTAAATCCAAGAAATATGTGGGGAAATTTACCATTAATGACAGCACCTATGGATACAGTGGTAGATCAGAATAATTTTCACCTTTTCAAAGAAAAGGGTATCATGCCGGTTTTACCAAGAATCCCTAATCCAAAAAAAGATTGGGTTGACACTAATATTTTCCTTTCGTATAGTCTACAGGACTTTGAACAAATTTTCTTAAAAGAAAAAGTCTATGTCCAAGACGGAAGTAGAATCATGGCTCTTATCGATGTTGCAAATGGTCATATGGAAAGTCTATACGATATGGCCAAAGAAGCTAAAAAAAGATATGGATATTCAATGTGCTTAATGGTTGGAAATGTTGCGAACCCAAAAACCTTTCAAGAGTACTGTAAAATTGGTGTGGATGTGGTGAGGATTGGAATCGGAAACGGAAATGGTTGTTTAACAACTGTACAAACAGGTGTTGGGTATCCCATGGCGTCACTTATCGAAGAGTGTAACCAGTTGAGGATTTATAATGAATGTAGAACGGAAATAATCGCCGATGGGGGTTTTAAAAAATTTTCCGATATTATTAAGGCATTGGCTTTAGGTGCTGATTATGTTATGTTAGGATCAGTTTTGAATAAGTGTTTAGAAAGTGCAGGTGAAACAATAGATGATGAAGGTGAAAAAATTAACCAATATCATGATGATGCTAAAAAAATGTTTCACGCGGAACTTTCTTTATTTAAGACATTTAGAGGTATGAGTACAAAAGAAGTTCAAAAGTCTTGGGGTAAAGAAAATTTAACAACATCTGAGGGAGTTGTTAGGAAAAATAAAGTAGAATATACTCTTGAGGGTTGGACCAAAAATTTTGAGGATTATTTAAAATCTGCAATGAGTTATACGGGGCAAAAAGAACTCCACCGTTTTATTGGTGGAGTAAATTATAATTTAATTAGCACAAACTCCTTCAAAAGATTTGATAAATAATTAATCGATTCTAAATTCTTTGTCTTCTTTACCACTAATTTCTCCGTCTCTTTTCATACCCTCTTTAATGTAACCTCTAATTAATTTAGAAACTGTTATTTTTTTATGGTTTGCCACTTTTTCAATTTCCTTGTAATATGCAGGTACAACTCTAAAAGATAACATTTGTATTAATTGTTTGTGTTTAGGACTTTCTGATCCAACATTATCAGATTTGTTATCTTCCATTTCTTTATATTTTTTCGACGCCATTATTAGATATTTTTATATAAATATTTGGGAATGTTAATTAATTTTCTTATTTTATACTAAAACGAATATATATGTCAGAAGAAAAACAAATGAACCCCGTAATTAAACAAATTGAAGATCAATATCCCGAAATGACTAAAGAATTTAAACGCATTATGAGGGAACAATATGAGACTTTTTGTAGAAAACAGTCAAATTACGGTCCCGATAACATTTCTTTAGGGAGAGATCTTTCAAAAGAAGAGGATAGAAAATTATCACAAATGGGTCTTTTTTTCCGTATGAACGACAAAATTCAAAGAATTAAACAGTTGGTTGTTTTAGGTAAAGAGGATAACGTTGGGGAGGCAGTTGAGGATACATATAAGGATTTATCTGTATATTCAATCATTGCACAATTGGTTAAAAACGGTAAGTGGGGTAAGTAAAAATAATTCTGGCGGAATTCAATCCGCAATTTTTTAGGGTGGTATTTATTAAAAAAAGGTCATGAGAGTTAACACTAATCACCCATCTTTTATTTCTTTTTTAGAAACTGTAACATCTAATATTCTTACAAATGTTAGTGTCGACAGTTATTTTTCTCTAAACCAAGAAAAAAAGTTAGGGGTACAATACATGGTTCTGAAACTTATTAAAAGTTCTGTAAAAGTTAGAGCCAAACTTACTGATACCGAATTAATAAGTTTTGTTAATATTTTATGGAAGAAAAACGAAGAGTCTGAAAATTATGAATTCGCAGCAATACTGAATGATATTTCTAAAAACTTTGATAAGGTAAATGAAGTCACAAATACCAAAAAAAGAATAACAAGGAAAATTAAAACAGACACTTCAAAAAATGGGTAGAAATTATGTAGATTATACTCTTAAAAAAAAATATATGAATTTCGCCCTGAAGTGGTGTAAAGATTATCTTGGTGAAAACGACAGAAAAAGAACTAAATTAGTTATAAATCTCAGTAAAAAAACTAAAAAACACAAAAATGACATTTTTTATGGTCATTACTGTTTTTACAGAAATAAAATAACTCTATATGAAAATTCATGTAAAACTGTTTATGACATAGTCTCAACAGTGATACATGAATATACTCATTATTTACAGTCGAGAACAAAGTACTTGAATTATCAGAACAACTACTATTATTCTACAAATCCTTACGAAAGAGAGGCTAAAAGAAACGAAGATAGATATACCAAATTATGCATTCGAGATATTAGAAAATTAATTTACCAATTCTAAATCAGGTATTTCTCTTAAAAAGAGCAATTCATCTGAATCACTTCTTGATTTTACCACAAGATCACAATTCCATAACTCTTTTACATCGTTTACTTTACCATCTTTAATACCAGACGATTTAAATTTTCTGTACACCCAGTACAATTTATTATTGAAATTTACCAATTCCTTTGTTAACGTCATAAATTATTTATGTTCTTTACTATTGCAAATTTTTTCTAACATATCCCATTTATATTTTGGTTTTTCATTTAAAAAAACAAAACACTTCCATTTATTCTGTTTTTCAAAATAAATATGTTTCTCCAAATACGATGGGATTGCAGCATTTGTTGGGATTCTTTTAACAGGATTATCAAAATGTAATGTAATTAATATTGTTAAATTTTCATTATCATCCCATTTTCTCTCTTGTTCTTCTAAAAGTCTCCATTCACCCCTATTAAGATATTGATCTTGTAAAATACAATTTAGATAGGAGAACGTTTGTTTTAAATTTTCCATATTATCCGAAAAAGTGGCGGCAGGTGCCCCATGACCTTTATCGTATATATTTTTTACGTAGTCCTCAGCATCAGATGTTTTTATACCTTTTTCAGTATAAAAGTCCATAGATCCTCTATTAACGTTTGTGGGTCTATTTGAAGACCTATATTTAATCCATAAGGGTTGTTCTAAGTTCTGTGAATAAAGGACCTCAAACACGTTATTTTTAACTCTAATCGTATCCTGAGATAGTAATGTTAAACTAAAAAATAATAAACCTGTAATTAATAGTAATTTTTTCATATTTGTTCTTTGATTATATAATTAAATATATCCAAAGAAGTGTTACTGTGAACGCCAAATTCAACAAAAGGTATACTATTAACCAATAATCGTTTCCTAACATCTTCATCAATTTCTTTAGATTCCTGTAAATTTTGAAATCTTCCGTTTTCGTCATAAGTCGTATCATCTCTTTTCAATAAAATATTTAAACTGTTATACTTCTTAAATAGTGTAAGAATAAAGTCATCAAAGGTTTCATCATAGAACATTGATGGATATTCAGGTTGATTATTGTATCTGTTTTTGTAAACCATACCCAAAATAATAGGTGAATCAACAATAATGTATTTTACTTTACCATACAAACGACTAATGTTTCTATGTTGATTTGCGGTTATATAAAATTGATCTTTTACCGCTGAAAAGTTTTCTTCCCAAGCAACTATTTTTGGAAACTCATATGTCAACTCAACATCATAGTGATGTTTTTTCATAATGGTATAAAGTCCTGCAGATTGTGTTGACTTGCCAATGCCTGGACCACCAAAAAAATTTATGATAACACTTTCCATGTTTCATTAATATACAAAAAAAGAGGGAGATTTAAAACCTCCCTCTTAAAAATTATTTATAGAATTTTTATCTTCCGAATGTGTAACGAATACCTAATTGTGCTGTCCACACATCAAATACGGATGAATTGTATTGATATGTATCTTTTGCTAAGAAAGTATTCACACCATCTCTTTGAGTTGATAGTCTATATGTCGGAACATTGTTAGCATCTCTACTGACAAAGTTTAACAATTGTGGTGCACCCGCTCTTTGAGAAACTCCCCATTTATTGTTCAACATGTTTCCGAAGTTAAGAATATCTGCTCTGATTTGAAATGCATTTCTCTTTCCTTTAATTTTTACAAATACATCTTGTGCAACTGAAAAGTCGAATCTGTGTAAGAAAGGAAGTGCTAATGCATTTCTTTCGGCATATTGACCTCTACGTGTTGAAAGGTATGGATCTTGTGCGATGAATGATTCGAAAGCTTCTTGTTGTTGTGCCTCACTATAAACAGTTGTACCAACAGTTAAAGGTGCAAAACGAATATCTGAACCTTTCAATGGAACGAATAACAAATCGTTATTTGATACTCTATCTCCATTTAAGTCACCCGCCACAATATAAGAGAACGGATTGTTTTGAGATCCTACATAACCTAAAGTAAATGTGGTTGCTCCACCATATTTCTTACCATAATCTAATCTGTAACCTAATAAACCTACAATACGATTTCTTACTAAGAAAGATGAAGTAGTTAAACCTAAATCGTTATTACCATTAACTGATAATGCCGATTGCCAACTACCACTTGCGATTGAACCCGCATCCATGAAATCTTGAGCATTTGCCATAGTGTAGGCAACATAACCCCAAAGACCTTTAGATACTGGCTTTTCTAATTTAAAAGTTGCAGAACGATTAAATGCACCATTTCTATTTGTAAGAACAGCTGCCATTGAAACGTTATTGTTTACTCTTACAGTTGCGTCAGTACCACCATAAAGAGGTCTTTGGTCAACACCATCTAATTTACCAACCGCATCTTTTAAATTAGCGTTATAGTAATGAACAGCATTTAAAGTTCTGTTGTAAAGTAATTCAACACTTGCAACCAAACCCAACCAAGGTAACTTTTGATCAATAGCTAAGTTGTTTTTCCAAACTTGTGGAAATTTGTAGTTAGGGTCAGTTAATGCTAAATCAAATGTTGAAGGTAATGTTGGAGTTGAAGGAATAAAGTATTGGTTTGGATTTGCTGTAAAACCATAAGCCGCCGCAGCTGATCCTGATACATCAATAAATCCTGATAATACACCTGTGTTACCAATTTGATTAGATAAGAACACATAAGGAGGTCTACCAGTAAAGATACCTGTACCACCACGTACTTGTGTTTTCTTTTTACCTTTTACATCCCAATTAAATCCAAAACGAGGTTCAAATAATAATTGCATTTCAGGCATAACACCTGTATTCCACTTTTCACCATTAGCAAATGTCATTGCAGTAACCGCCTTGTTTTCTAATGCAGTATTATTAATTGAGATAATATTCGCTCTAATACCTGCGGTTAATTTTAAAGTTTTGTTTACATTGTATTCGTCTTGTAAATATAAATCAGTTCTTGTTGATTCCAAAGTCTGCATTGGTGCAATTCCATCAGGTAACGCTGAGTAACGTAATTGAAAGCGAGCTGGTGCAAATGTAGATGGTCTACCACCGTTTGCTAAAGATTGATTTGCTGCAGTGTAAAAATCTGATAAACTATTAAAGATGTAAACACCATTAGATGCGGGAAAGAATAAGTTATTGGACTGATATTGTTGAAAATTGAAACCGGCAACTACAGTATGTTTTTCAAAATACTTTGTTAAGTTGTTGGTAACATTAAATGTCCAATAATTCAATTTGTTATCTGGTGTGAATGGATCAAAACCTACTGAAGTGTAAGTTGCCGAACCATCTCTGATATCAATAGTTGGGAATACATTACTCAAATATGCTCTGTCTTCAATTTGTTTATCATAAGAAACGATTAAGTTATTATGAAGTGTGTTAGATAATTTCGAGTTCAATTCTAATACCGCTGAACGAGTGTTGTCCATAATAATATAACCACTATTTTGGAAACTCATTGCATTGAATTGAGTTGTTCTATTACCCGCACCTGCTGATTGAGAGTTAGATACATTAATCTCAGCAGATGAATTGTGATGAACATAACGAGCTGTTAATTTATTTTTATCGTTAATATTCCAATCTGCCCTAATCAAGAATTTCTTTGACGAATTTTCGTTAGAATAACCTTCCCATGGACCGGTAACATAATTAAATTTTTCTTTCATAAAGTTGGAAAGAGTTTGCATGTCAGAATATCTCACACGAGATACTTGTAGTTACCAAACAAAAATAATTTGTTTTTGATTATAGGTAAACCTAATCTAAACCCTTGAACTTTTTCGTCGAATTTTGCCGCGGTTACATTCGTTCCCCTTGCATTATCACCTACATAACGAGAACTATTGTCTCTTTGTGTTTGATAAACACTACCCTCGATTTCATTTGTACCTGAACGAGTTACCGCATTAATACCTGCACCTGTAAAACCAGACTGTCTAATATCAAATGGTGCAACGTTCACTTGCAACTGATCAATCGCATCTAACGATATTGCGGAAGCCCCTGTTCTACCGCCAGCTTGTGCAGATGAACCTAAACCAAAGTTATTGTTAAATTGAGAACCATCGATCGTAAAGTTATTCAAACGAGAGTCTTGTGCTCCGAACGAGTTTCCATTACCAAATGGGTTGTACTTAGTGATCCCATCGATAGTTCTTGCACCCGTAATAGGTATTGAAGTCAATTCTCTACGTGAAAATTGTTGTGCTGCACCTGTTTTTTCTTTTGAAAAAATACCTCCTTTGTTTGCAATTACAACCACTTCTTTTAATTGAGTGGATTCCTCAACTAATATAAATTCTACATTCTCAGTTAAACCTAACGATGTATTCACATCTTTAAGTTCACCTTTTCTAAATCCAACTGATGAGGCGTGAACCGTGTAAGGACCACCAACTCTTACAGAAGGAATAACAAAAGCACCACTCTTATTAGTTTTAGAGTAGTAATTGGTACCAGTGGGTTCATGTAACGCGTGGATTGTTACGTCTGAAAGAACCTCACCTTTCCCATTTTTTACAATACCAGATATCGTTGAGGTTGTAATTTGTGAGAACCCCGTGATACTCATTGCTAAAAATAGCAATAAAAATTGAATCGTTTTTTTCATTTTTTTTTGTTTATTATGTTTATTGTATGTGATTTTCACATACCACAATAAATAAGAAATTTTTATGATAAAAGGTACATTTCTAATATGTCTATTTGTCATGTTAAAATAAATTTTAGTTTAAATGACTACCAAGCCAAAAAAATTTGAAAATTATTTTAATGTTAAGAACTATTTATTAAAATATGGAAAATATCTACTCAGTTTTAATTGCGGTCGTCTCATTATTAGGGTCCGCAGCTGCTTTTAGATTTTATGAAAAAAGAGCAATAAATAAAGAAAGAGATGATGATTTTATTAGGCACGATTGTAAAGACAGAATCTCAAAACTTGAGGCATTATTAGTGGAATCGGCCAGAGAAAAGGATGATTTAAGAAAAATGGTGTTAGAATTAACAAGAGAAGTTGCAGCTCTAAGTGTTAAAGTAGAATACTTAACAAAAGAAAATGAAGAATTACATAAAAAGAGAAGAATAATCAAATAATATGAAAAAATACGTTTTTACTGAAAGTCAAATAAAAAAAATTGTCAACCATTTGATTAAAGAAGAATCTGAAGTTGAGGGTTGTGGTCGCCCAGGTATGCCGTCACAAAGGGCATTGTTTAAAGATTCTGAAATATCAGAGTATGATAATCAAAAAGAATTTAGATCAATATTAACTTCACCAAATTGTAAATTTAAAGTTATTCGAAATGATGGTGGTGTTAAATTAAACGGAAAACCAGCACAAGAAGGAATGATTATTGTTCCAAATACCACAGTTGAGATGTGTAACATGAGTTCATATCTTATGATAAGTGGAATGGGGTATCCTGAAGCGTTTATGTCTTGGGGTGATACCAAACCTATGTTTGGTTCACAGCGTCCTTAAGATTTTTTTGTTAAGGAATCAAAAATTTTTAATATATCATTTAAGGACAATAGATCATAACATTCTGAATATCCAGAGAAAGATTCTAAAATTGGTCGGTATTTTTTTACCGACTTTTTTTTATTCAATTTTTCTTTTATTTCGTCCTCTAATTTTTCCGCAATTGGTGTATCAATTCTTCTTAATATACTTTCTATTTGATACCCCTCATATCCGTAATTTTTACTGAATCTTCTTATAAGAAATCTTTTTGAGGTGATCCCCACTTTAACAAATGTTTTATTTGTGGTTTCTTCTTTGATTAATACGAGATATAATGATTTAGGTAAATTATCTATTTTTTTTTGTTTTTCTTTTGTTTGTTTTGATAATTTCAAGTTTATGTACTTTTTTGCACTTTCAAATGAATCAAAATCCTTTTTATCCCTGTAAGGGTTTATTATATATTTTTTCAAATTTTTAATATATATGGTTTTACCACTATCTACCTCATAAACCACCCCATTTTTTGTTTTTTTTGAACTTACAGAATAATAACCTATTTTACAAATAAAACCCATAAAAATATAATTTTATTTTTTTTATACACAATATTTT